ACCAAAGAAACATAAATGTCAGTTCTCTTGGTATTGTGATGGACTTTCAGATGAACCAAGAGTAGGAACGCCTTGGGAGAAGTCTAAGAAGGTTGCTGAGAATTTACTTGCGAATGATACACATCGAGGATTGACTGAGGGTGCAACACATTACCATGCACACTATGTCAAACCATACTGGGCTGTTGATGATGGTATGCATCTTGTAGGAACGATTGGAGAACACATATTTTATAGGTGGGATAGATGATACTAAACAGAGAGATACTAAGACCAAATTTTATTTGTCGAACTAATCAGTTTGACCACGTTCCTGATATGAATCGAAGAGAGTTCTGTGAACGCATTGACAAGTGGAAGTCTTTTCTTGTAAACGAAGGTAGACTAAGAAAAGGAGACATTGTTCTCAATTCATTTATCTTTGGAGATACTGACCATTATGCCTTGTTCTTTGCATGTGCGGAACTTGGTATTCAAACATGGTGTGGAAACTATCCTTACAATAATCCACTCCTTGATTGCACTACACTTGCGAAAGTTAAGTTTGATGCAATCTTTACGAATATCATGGCAAAGACCTTCTATGGTAATAGTGAGATTTTTGATTTCACTGAGAAGATGATGGAAAGAAACAGAGGTAAGATATTCTTTCAAGAAGAGATTGACATTGCAAACTATGATAAAGAGTGTTTATACTCACCCTTTGTTCATCTAGACGATATATTACATGTCACACACACCTCTGGTTATTCGGGAGATGATTACAAGTTTTCATACTTGACTCACAGACAGGCAATGGGTCTTGGATACAGAAACGCAGATGCACTTGGTATCAGAGATACACTTGCACTTCACACTAACAATATTCATCATGCTCGTGCATTGACGACATACTTCTTACCTGCAATCATGACTTGTGATGAACATCTGTTCTATAATCTACCAAACAATACCGACTACTGGCCTGAAGATATGGTCAAGTGTCTGGAGAAGGATTTGGCAAGGGAAGAGAGAAAAGTTGTTCTTGCACAGAGTGATTTGGTTTTAGATAAACTTCAGGATTTTACTTGTTCTAATACTAAGTTTTTACTTCATCGAGGAAAACAAAAACTTCGAAACGTTCCTGTAACGACAATCTTTGGTGAAACAGATGGCCCCCATGCGTTGTTTATCAATGGTCGTCTTGTTGATGATTATTACAAGGTTCAGATTATGGATGATGGAACAACTCTGGTCAAGAGTCGAGATTGCAAATCATGGCATATGCTTGACGAGAAGTTTGAGGAACAAGATGGTGAGTATCATATCATTGGAAGACAGTCAGAACATTCCGACACAGAGTATCTCAGAGATATATTAGGTCATGACGACTTTGAAATTGTAACCAAGTATGGACGAAAGTATCTGATTATACTAGATGACAATTGGGGAACACGATATGGGATTGATGATTTACCTGATGGTGTCTTTGATTTTGATTTCACAAGTATACACACTATAAATCCTAATGCCTATACATCTGATGAGACAAGACAGTGGTGGGCTCTCAAAGAACACTTGTATCGTTCTGGTTTTGATAATAAGTCTTTTGAGATGTTTGAAGAAAGTCGTATCAAGGGAACAGATAATCTTGATAAAATCATTGACAATACACGATATCTATGATATAATACACAGATATAAAATGGAGAATATTATGAATGCAGACTGGAAAACAATGTCAAAATATGAATATGATAAAGTAGTTAATACACTGAGAGAGAATATAGTCAAACTTTCTTTCGTCAAAGTCAAAGATGGTCAGGTTCGCAACATGCGGGCTACTTTGGACTCAAGGTTTATTCCAGAGGACAAACGACCAACTACCACACTTGAACCCAATGAAAAGAAAGAGACCGTTCGTGTCTATGACTTGGATGTGGAAGGTTGGCGTTCGTTTCGTGTGAATAGTCTACAGACATTTGACGCAATAGTCTAATGAGTAAGATTGACTATAAGTATAATGAGTTGAAACTCATCAAGGAATTAGTTGATTATGTCAACTCAACCTATGATGAACATTACTCTCAAAACAAGTATCAGGCGACTGAGTTCATCATTGATGCTGGTCATGGAGAGGGTTTCACTCTAGGAAACATTTTGAAATATACTCAACGATATGGTAAGAAGGCTGGAAAGAATCGTGCTGACTTACTCAAGGTTTTACACTATGCGTTGATTGCTTTACACGTTCACGATATGGAGAATGAAAATGGAATGGATTTCACGAGACAGCAGACGGACTGAGAAACTTGTAAGACGAGGTTTGTCCTACATCATGGGAGAACTCACGATGTGGGGTGAAAAATATTCGGGTGGTGGTTCAGTTCCCAAGTCTGTCAAAAGACGAGTCAATCGTTTGATGAATGCGAGAAAGATTTATCTGGAACGCAAAGAAGTCAAGGACTCTATTCCCCAAAGCGAACTTGATAAAAAAATCGCAGAGTATGAGAATAAAGACTTGACATCTACTGCATAGTATGATACTATAAAAATAATGATGAAAATTTAGGTTGGTTGGCCTACAGTGAAGTTCTCAGTATGAGTGTAGGGATACAAGTTTTTCATCAATCAATGCGGATGTAGCATAATGGTAATGCACTGGATTTCCAATCCATTGATGAAAGTTCGATTCTTTCCATCCGCTCCATTATTTGAAAGGCAAAATGATATGGATAATTTTACAAAATCAACTCTTCTTATGTTTCTAATAATCGCTTTATTAATTGGTTATGTTTTTGGTTTTAAAATAGGAATAGACAAAGGTGCTGAAGAAGCTTCTTCACTTTGTTATGAGGAGTCTCTCGATGCAGACCTTGAATTTCTCAAGATTGAACGCATGATAGATTTATTTTTCGATAAAGCAGTAGAGTTCAAAAATGCAACGGGTGGGTAAATCACATAAAGCATCTGGTGCTGAAAACATGCAACAGATGAAGACTACGTTGTTCTTCAAGGCATGTAAAGAAGTTCTTGAAGAATATGGTCATGAGGATGCGGCATTCTACTTCGAGCAAGTGGAGACACACATGCGAAGTGGTGGTAGTCTTGATGCTAACAAGGCTGGCAATATCCTTGGTGTATAAATAAAAGTATTCGTTGAAGCAAACCAAAAGGTATACTGGACGTGGGTGCAATACCCACCGCCTCCACCAAACCCCCTCTGAGGGGGCGAAATAGGTTCGACAGGTATTGATTAGGAATGTGGAGAATAGGTGTGGAAGCGACCTTAATCGTAACAAACTCGTAAGTGCAAACGATAATTACGCACATGAAGAGTATGCGCTAGCCGCATAGTTTTCGGGGTCAGGGGACGCCTAGCAACAGAAGTCCTCACTTTTTATTAGGAGATACTATGATTAGATTTATTACATTATTTGTGGCGTTAGCATTCACTACGCCAGCATATGCAGAAGAAACAATTATTGAAATGTTGAATAAACGAGACGATGGCGCTCGTATGGTATATTCAGAAGATGTCACATACATTAATGCAGGCGACACAATCAAATGGTTGCCTACCGCCAAAGGCCATAATGTTGAGTTTATTGCAGGGCCAGAAGGTTATGAATTACCCAAACGTTCTAAGTTCAATAAAGAAGTCTCATTGACATTCGATGTGCCTGGCGTATATTTGTATCAATGCACACCCCATAAAAGTATGGGTATGATTGCACTTGTTGTTGTTGGTAATGATACATCAAATTTGACACAAGTTGCGGCGACTAAAGTATTTGGTGGTAGTAAGAAGAAGTTACAAACTCTTGCCGCTGGAGTATCTTTAGGCAATTAATCCTCTATTCTCTGTGTTTTCTGTGGATAAACGAATCATTTCTTATAAATAGGAATGAGAGAGTTACATGGAAGGCACAGGGATGGAGCCAATATCAACAGCGTTAACTGGTATAGCGTTGTTTCAAAAGTCAGTGGAATTTATAAAATCAAATTTAAATACAGCAAACGACATTCGTGATATAGCATCCGCTGTTGACACGATGTTCGCTGGTGAGAAACAAATACAAAAAGAAAGATTTGGTAATAAATCCATTATAGGTCAAACCAAAGATGCGGCATCTTCAGTCATTGATGCCAAACTGGCTAAGGAACAAATGGACGAGTTAGCTATACTAATCGATAATCGCTTCGGTTATGGAACATGGCGCCAGATTGTAGACGAAAGAGCAAAACGTTTACAAGAAGAAAAGATGCGTGAAAAAGAGGAACGTGCAGCCGCTATTCGCAAGAGACAAAAGCTGATGAAAGATATTAAGACCATAGGGATTGTCAGTAGTATCATGTTTGGAGTTGTAATGGTTATAGTAATAGGATTAATCGTATGGATTGGGTAACAGCAGATTTAATTGATGCTATGAACAACACAAGTTGGTTTGATGGTATCGGAACAATAGTCGTATTGTTACTTGCATATGCGGCATACAGATGGATAAAGAAAAATGTTTGAAGGTCTTTTATTCGCTTCAACACTTAACATGATGACTTGCAATCTGAAAAGTGGTAAGATTGAAGATGTGGGAACAAGTCAGAATCCTATGTATCAGAGAGTTTGCGAATACATATGTCAGGACTTCTCAAAGGTATTTCAGAACACAAGCAAAGAATATCAGTGTCCACCTATTCTTCACGAGAGAGTAGAGAGACCTAAACCTAAATCTATCTACAAAGGTAGTGGCCCAAACTTTTGGCAAAAAAAGTAAAAATAATGCTTGACAATTCCTTCTTGTTATGATAATATGATTATATTGTTTGATAAATTGAAAGGAAAATGATTATGATTTCATCAACATTAAAACAGGAACTCCTCTCCTTGTCTTCTTTTGAAGAACTAAATGAGGTAATGAAGTTTGCACAAGATGCACTCTCATTGAAAAACAAAGTCAACATCAATCTTGGTGACGAAGTTTATATCGTTCGTAAGAATGGAAAAACTCTTGGCACTGTTGAAAAAGTAAACCAGAAAAAAGCGATTATTAAAATCTATGATGGTCAACGTTACAGCGTTCCATTCACAATGTTGGAGGCTGCATAATGGCTCATCAGGTAGAAACAATGGCATACGCAGGGGAAGTTCCGTGGCATGGCCTCGGTGTCCCTGTCTCAAATGACCTAACACCTCAACAGATGCAACAGAAGGCAGGTCTTGACTGGACAGTCGAGAAACAAGACCTTGTGACTGCATCTGGTGCAAAGGTCGATGGTAAACAAGCACTGGTTCGCACATCTGATAACAAAGTTTTAGATGTTATTGGTAAAGGTTGGAATCCAGTTCAGAATGATGAGGCGTTTGACTTCTTCTCTGAGTATGTTCTTGCAGGTGATATGGAAATGAACACCGCAGGTTCACTTAGGGATGGTAACATGGTCTGGGCTCTTGCGAAAGTAAAGGACTCCTTCACTATTCTTGGTGAAGACCAAGTTGACTCTTATCTCTTGTTTTCAAATCCACACCAATATGGTAAAGCAATTGATGTTCGGTTCACACCTATTCGTGTGGTCTGTAACAACACACTTTCTTTGTCACTTGGTCAAAAGGTAGAAAAGTCTGTATCTTTGAACCACCGCACACAGTTCAATCCTGACTCTGTAAAAGAGACATTGGGTATTGCGTCTGAAAAATTCCAACTATATAGAGAGACTGCCGAGTTTCTTTCAACCAAGAGGTTTACAGTGGAATCACTCGTTCAATACTACAATGAGGTCTTTCCTCGCACCTATCAAGGTAAGAAGGAAATCTCTGTCAAGGACTTTACTGACTTGTCTTCTAATGGACAGAAAGCGTATGAAGTTCTGGATACTCAGCCAGGCGCACAGTTTGGTGAGGGAACATGGTGGCAAGCACTGAATAGTGTCACCTATCTGACCGACCACCAACTTGGTCGTGAGGCAGACACACGTTTGACCTCTGCATGGTTCGGTGCAAACCAATCACGCAAAGTGAAAGCAGTTGAGAAAGCAGTGGAGTATGCGAACGCTGTTTAATCTCATAAATCGTTGGAGAGGGGTGTTCTTTGAACACCCTGACCCAATCGAAGAAAATATCGGAGAAGATGTAAGACCACATTGGGTTATGTCTACTCAAGATAAATATCGTTCGCAGGAAGAAGAAGAGTTCTAATGTTTAATCAAATACCAAATGTGACCTTCCAAACAAGAGTTCGAGACGACAGTTTGTTTGGAGATAATCCCTTTCGATGGGAAGAAGTAACAACCGATGAACTATGGGGAAAAGGACGACACATCGTCTTTAGTTTGCCTGGCGCATACACTCCAACCTGTTCCACCTATCAACTACCAGATTATGAAAAGATGACCGCCGATGGCGAGTTTGCGAAGTTTGGTATCGATACAGTAAATTGTATTTCCGTCAATGATGCGTTTGTCATGAACTGTTGGGGACGTGACCAAGGTATCGAAAATATTCGATTGATTCCTGATGGCTCAGGCACATTTACTCGTCAGATGGGTATGCTTGTTGATAAAGATAATCTTGGTTTTGGAATGCGTTCATGGCGATATGCGATGATTATCGATAATGGTTTCATTGAAACATTCTTACCCGAAGAAGGATTTATTGACAATTGTCCTGAAGACCCTTATGGAGAATCTAGTCCTCAGAATGTATTGGATATTTTGTCGGAGAATAATCTTTAGATAGAATAAATCGACTTGCATGGTTTGAGACCAATTGTAATATTGCGACTCTTTGGTGCAAGTCTTTTTCTATCTGTTGACACAACAACTCTGTTTCATGTCCTCGAAGTTGTTCCATATTGATTTTGGTGTCCTGCATAAATGGTGTTAGGTCAATGTCGTCTGGTAGATTTAACTTTCGAGGTTCGATAAAGAACTGGTCATCAATCATATATAAATCATCTTCGATATATCTTGGTTTGTCCCACAATTCACACATAATCTCTTTACCATCAAATTCATAGAAGTCATCTGGTAAGACTCCAAGACCATTCTCTTTGACCACACTATTCTCATCAACAAAGTTTACAAGTAAAGGAATGGCCGTATCGATTGAACCATAATGAGAATGAAACTTTACATTATATTCTCGTGTAAGGTCGGCAAAAGATTGGTCGAGTGCAAATCCACACATATTGATATTGACAGTTCGTTTGAATGGCCCTGAGAATGATTCAAGAAAGTTCATCAGTTCTGCCTTGTTTGGTATCATAATGTGTGAGGGTGGATACTGAAGTAGGTCATGAAGTCCCTGCATCATATCTTCATTTTCTTCTTGACTGAGGTCATGACCTATTGCAAATGACCCGTGGACATGCGCTTTCATCAAGGCAGGTAAGAGTGATGTAAGTAAAGCAGATGCGTGATGTAAGTTTCTAGAATGAATGACCTTTGAATCGGACTTGAACTCAAATACATCTACATTGCGTTTCGATATTTCATATACCTCTTTGTGTGAAAACAAGATTGGTCGAGAGGGTTTTGTTGAACCACTAGTAGAAGATAAAAGAAATGGGTCAGTCGGTTCTATCGAGACATTGTAAGTCTGTTCAGGCCAGTGACCATTCTTATCTAGTTGAGGTGTCTTTCTTACATCAATTGATTTGCCACCATATAGTCTTATCATCTTATCGTGTAGACCATCATATATCCCTGACATGTCTAATGAGGAGTCGTAGATAAAATAATCAGATGGGCCGTGTAGTGCAAGTTTCGTATATGGAAGGGACAATTCAGTAGCAGGACTATCTAGAATAATTATTTTAAGACCAAGTTCTGCACATGCGAAGATAGATGCGACATGATAAGTTGAAACAGGTAAAATTGATATTGTAATGAGGTCACCTTTTTTTGCACCTCGGTCTGTGAGAAGTGCCTTGACCTTATCAATTTTTACACATATTTCAGATTTACTTTCGTTGTCAAAAATAATATCATCAACTATGATACTACGATTTAATGTGTTTTGCATGAATCTTACATCCTATAAATTCATTATAATACATATCATTCAAAAGAACATCGTGTTCGAACTGGAGTTTGGCCTCGTAGTAAGAACACTCACCTTTGGTTTGACAAAGACGAAGTATCTCACGTTCAAATGATGCACCCTCTTCAATAAGAGTCTGAACAGTTTCACTTGAACCACAGTAGTCTCTCCAGTTAGATTCTACTCGTGAAACTCTTTTTCTTTTTTTACCTTTAAGTGGTGGAAGTTTACGACTTGACCAAAAGAATTTTTTACCAATATATTTTTTACCATTTTTCAGATTCATCAAACAATAGACAAACCCTTGATAACTCTCTAATAACTCATCAGTCGGAAGAAACGTCTTCCCCTGATATGACCACTCGTGTATCATTTTTTTCAATCCAGTAATATCTGTCTTCATGGTGTAACACTAGTGCATCAAGAGGTGTTCTCGCTAGCACTTTTAATGCACCTACTAGATTATTTATAATGGGTTCACCTCTACGATTAAATGACGTATTGAGAAGAACTCCATCAAACGCAGTGAGTATATCGTAGAATAATGGATTGGTATCTTGGTCTACAACGTGTAGACGAGTCGTGTTGTCTATGTGAGTGACGGCGTTTAGTTTGTTTTGATATCTTGGTTTTACCTTTGCGACATATGACATGTGTTCCATGTTATCAAGACTAGAGGACTCAAAATACTTGTTGCAATCTTCTTTGCGACAGGCAGCCGCATATGGTCTGAACCACTCTCTGAATTTTACAGTAGAATTTAGTTTTTCTTTTGCGGTTCTAATAGATGCGTCACATATGATTGACCTGTGTCCAAGAGCTCTAGGCCCGACCTCAACATCACCTTGAATCAAACCAATGACTTTACCATCACGAAGTCTCTGTCCAATCTCTTCGATAGTAACTTCAGTATCAAAGAACTTAGGACGATTGTGTAGGTCTCTGTCATTCATCGAGAATGCAGGGCCTGCAAATCTAAGGTCATAATCTGTTTTCTTGAGAAGATTTAGTCTACTCATTTCTCGGAACATCATACCTACAGACAATCCACCATCTTCAGGATTCGGTGGAACATACACATTTATATCTGGAAATGTTTGTCTTACTTTCTCATTTGCTAGGACGTTCATTGCAGAACCACCAGTGAGAATGAGATTATTGTCATGGAGTTTGATGTCGTCTATGAAGTGTTCTTTAATAATATCAATAAGTGTTTCTTCAAAAAAGGATTGAAGTGTAGCGGCAATCATATATTGAGATGCCCCATTGATTGATACTCTTCCTCTGTTTTCAGGAAACTTTTCAAGAAAGTGTGATGCAGTATATGCTCCAAATCTCTGGTCGTCTATACCAAACACCTCTTGTGCCATGGCCCGATAACCATCACACGTTATAAGATTTTCACGATGTTTATGAAAGTCTCTATTTCTGTCAACAAGGGATTGAACATCTCTTGGTTTTGGACTAGCATATGCCGCCATTGCCATCACCTTACCAACCACACCTAAAGAATATCCATGAGATGTGTTAGCATAAACTTCGTTTAGTGGATATGAGTTTGATTGATAGAACCCTGATATATGATATCCATAATTAGTTCCAGTTATCTGTTTCTTATTTCTAAATGTTGCTGTGCGAAAATGTGTATCGTCTCCACCATTATCGAATGATATCACAAAAGCATTATCGAATCCAGACTGACCATATCCACACCAAGCATGTGCGTCATGATGATGAATGGAATCACTAGATTCGTAAGCGTCATAGGTTGTTATTATTTTATCTTCAACGAAGACTTTGCCAGTAAAATCACCCAATGCACTAGTTCTCTCGACAACATGAGGTGTATCTGAAAATAGATTGGCACTATTAAACTTTATATAAACATTACTAAATTCTTTAGAACCATAGAGGTCTAATACACTATCTTGACAAAAAACAAAGTCTGAAGTTATCATGTTAGATTTTATGAATAATGAGTGTTTCACTCCTATGATGCGGTCAAACTCATACACAAACATCTTATCAGTGTCAGGTTCATATATGGTTATAGACGAGTCGTGAAAACCCATGTAGTATGTAAGTATCGGTTTCATATCTCTATTTATCCTATTTCAATCTCTGACCCACACATCGGACAATAAATTGGTTCTTCATCAGAGTCAACTACAGACACCTCTGTCTCTGTCTGGCATACAACACAGAATAATTCAAAGATGTCACCCTCCATTATGCCGCAACCTTATCCCAGCCCCAATCACCTTCCATACCATTTACGGAATATTCTGTGACACGTTTCTCAAAGAAGTTGTCGTGGGATGCACCATTCAGAACCCAATCTAACCACGGCAGTGGATTGTCCTTGACACCGAACTTTGGTTTCATACCAAGTTGTAGAAGTCTGCGGTCTGCAATGTGACGGATGTATTGTTTAACATCTTCCTCAGACAGACCTTCCATCTCCATACCATCAAAAGCAAGTTTGATGAAACGGTCTTCGAGTTTGACTACATCTTTTGCCATCTGATAGATTTTAGATTTGAGTTCATCATTGACGATACGAGGATGTTCCTCGCAGAACTCACGGAAGAGTTTCGCATTACCCTGAACGTGAACAGTCTCGTCACGAATAGACCACTCAACAATTGTTCCCATACCCTTCATCTTACCATACCGTTGGAAGTTCAACAACATCACAAACGATGCGAACACTGACAGACCTTCGTTGAATACAGACTGTGCAAGTGCTAATGCAAGTCCTGTGTGACTGTTGATATCACCCTGTTTCATGAAGTCAATCTTGTCGGACATCTCTTTGTATTCGAGGAACATATGAAAATCCTCATCAGGTAAACCTAATGTGTCATTCAACAATGCATATGCACGTTGGTGAACAGCCTCACGACCTGCAAACGATGATAACATATTACGGACTTCGTTGTTCTTAAACTTTGGTATCAGGAGTTCATGATAGTTCTCACCGACTTGCACATCTGATTGTGTGAACAGACGAAGAACCTGTGTGATAAAGTTCTTTTCTGGTTCAGTCAGTTTGGTTTTCCAATCCTGAACATCTTCGGATAGTTCTGCTTCATCTTCTACCCAATGAATCTCTTCGTGTTTCTTTGATAAGTCTACTGCCCACGGATATAGAAATGGACGATATGTTTTTGAAAAATCTAGTAGTGACATGTTTACCCCTCACAAGCTCGGCATTCTTCGCCTTCTTCGGTTTCGATTGATTTGTTAAAATATTCCATAAGTTCGTCATAACCTCCGACATATTCACCTTGTAAATATATCTGAGGAACAGTTCTAACATCTCGACCTGTCACCTCACGAGCAGTTTTACCTACTTCTTTCAGGTCGATGTAATCAAAAGGAATACCACGCAAGCGAAGTTCTTCCTTTGCCATTGAACAGAATGGACAGTCTGACTTGCCATATACAATAGAACGCATATCACCTTGCAATGCAACACGTTCTACCTTCTCAGACACGTTCTCTGCCCTTTGTTTTGATTCAGTGCGTAGATAGTAAAGACCTTTCAATCCTTGTTTCCACGCATTAAAATGAACTTTATTTACATAAGATTTATTCGCACCAGACGGAAAAAATAAATTTACAGATTGACCCTGACAAATAAAATCCTGACGTTCTGCGGCATGTTGCACTACCCACATCTGGTCAAGTTCATCAGCAGTTTTGTAGATTGCCTTCTCACCCTCTGTGAGAAATGGCAAATGTTGGACTGACCCTTTCTTGGTAATGATAGATGTCCAAGTCGAGTCGTTGTTCTCACCTTTTTCTTCAAGCAGTTCTTGAAGGTATTTATTCTTTACAAGAAATGAACCAGCACGAGTTCGGTGAGTATACGCATTTGCCTTCATCGGTTCGATAGAAGGACTTGTGGATAGAATTATTCCACTGGAAGCGTTTGGTGCAATAGCAAGCAAATGAGAGTTTCTCCTTCCACTTCCTTCACCGTCAAGATACTCACCACGTTCTTGGGCAAGGAGTTCTGTTTCTGCGACTGCTTCTGATTTGATGTGGTCAAATACTGTTTTGTTGATTTCTCTTGCGGCTTCTGATTCCCATGCGACTCCATGTTTTTGTAACAAACTGTGGAATCCCATTGCACCGAGTCCGAGAGACCTTTCTCTAACTGCGCTGTATTTAGCACGCTCGATGGTATCGGGCGCCTCGTCAATGAAGAATTGCAGGACATTATCAAGCATCCGCACAAGGTCACGCACAATAGTCGTATCTTTCCATTCATCATAATACTCTAAGTTTAAAGATGATAGGCAACAGACCGCAGTCCTATCATCAGATGTTGGTAAGTGGATTTCATTACATAGGTTTGACCCATGAATTTTAAGTCCTTTGTCTTTCAATGGTTGCGGTAATGCATTGTTTGCTGTATCAATAAAGTTTAGATATGGTTCACCTGTTCGAAAACGAATCTCAAGAAGACGTTCCCATAACTTACGAGCATTGACTGTATCTCTTACACTATTGTCTTTCGGGTCACGAAGTTCAAAATCATCATCATTGACTACACATACCATAAATTCATCTGTGACATTTATTGCATTGTGAAGATTAAGTGCTTTGCGTTGCACGTCACCTGTGGGAATACGCATATTCATAAACTCAACAATGTCTGGATGTGAGATATCCATGTATGCGGCATATGAACCCTTGCGTGTCTTACCCTGACGATAAGCAATCATGTCTGCATCTACTGTATGCAGAAATGGGATGGGGCCTGGAGCGATATCTGAGACCGTTCGCACATCAGACCAATGTCCGCCAACACCGCCGCCATAAACACTGAGCCAACGAAGCTCAGAAGAATGGCTAATAAGACCCTCAAGAGTATCGGGGACATATGTGAGAAAACACGAGATAGGCATCCCCTTTCCCTTTTTCTCTCCATTGGGAGCGTTCGATAATACTGGACTAGCAAACATAAAATACTTGTTGCTAACATAATCATATAAACGTTGTGCAAGTGCATCATCCATTTCCTCTCTGTATCGTGACCATGCACCTGCGGCACGAGCAAACCCCTCTTGAGGACTCTTTTCATATTCATTCAGATAGAAATCTTTGAGCATACCTACGGCGTAGTCTGCTAATAGATTATCTTTCTTTTTATCAATTTTTAGGGTATGCATGGTTGTCCTCGGCTATAGATTTGAGTTGAAAGTATAACATAATATAGAGTAAAAGTCAAGTTACTTTCGCATTTTATCTATAGCACGAGAACCAAACCAAAACGAGATGATTGCAGCGAAGATTGCCTTGGTATCATCATCCCAAAGAATCTGAATGGCTTCTGAAAAGTCTGTGCCTTTTTCGAGCGCTTCCATCAAAAGTGTTATTTCAATAACAGCAAACAACCCAAAAAAGCAATATGTAATGACAGGTCTAACTGACTTCTGTAAACCAGCAATAAACCCTGTGCCTTGATTAATAGAGATATCATGTTGAATTAACCTATCGTGTTCATTGTCTGCGGCCTGTGCTTCCCATGCTCTTAACTCATGGTCGAACCCTGCTTTACGCAGTTCAGCAAGAGTTTTCATTTTCTCAAGTTCAAACTTCTGTTGACCTTTTTGTTTGAAATGGTCTGTTATGGCAGGGACAACCGAACCACCAAAACCTAATAGACTACCAAGAATACCACTAAGCATTATTCACTCCTATTTGTTTTTCTTTTGTTTAGTAATCTTCTTCATCTTTTCGATGTATGCACGATAGACATTTGCTTCTGCTGTCTTACCCATCACTCTTGCTCTTTGTTCCATAGCAATCGCTGCTTGTATTTTGTGTGCATGAGTTCTACTAGAAGATTCTATTTTATTTACACTTGCCTTTGCAGTTTCAACATCTTTGAAACCAAGACCATGAATAGTTCCTTTCGGATTTTCGTCCGTGTATAAATCTGAGTGTTTGTCTGACCCAGCTGGTTGACCTTTTTTTCTAGGTATTCTAGATGCTTCGTATTTTGCTAGAATCCTTTCTCGCATCAGGTTTTCACTTTTTGTTCTATTTTCGATAAACCTACGAATAACGTTCTCTCGGTCTTTTTTTCTTTTCTTCATATGAACAGGGACAATCTTTTCTGGATTGTCCCCTGCTCCTGCTACTGAGGATGTGCTTGTCATCTCCTCATTAGCTTCTCCCTTTGCTCTTTTTAGTTGGTTTGGAGTCGGTGCGCCCTTCTCCCCCTTCTTTCTCATCTTCTCACCAGAACCTCTTTTGATTCTCTCTCTTTTCTTGTGAATGTTTGCCCAGAGACTTTCGTAATTCATTTCGTGATTTCCGCAGTAGAGAAGTAGACATTCTGTCCTGAATTTAAATGTTGTCCTTTATATATATTAATTCCAAGTTCTTCACCAATAGGAGAATTTTCAATAACTCTAATCTGGTCATTCTTATTCACAACTTCTTCAAGTTGTGTTGTAATTGTATCATACTTCATACGATATATGCCAGGTGAGAGATTGTCTCCTTCTATCATAAACCACTGACTTTCTTCGGCAAGACAATCTAACAAGTCTATACCTGTCTGTTCGTGTATCTCATTTATTTGTTTATTGTTGAGTTCACCATGTTCTCGAATAAGAAGAAGTGCCGCACCATATCTGGCGAGAATAGATTGACCGCCAGGCGCCTTTGACATGATTCTTTTGAGGTTGACTACCAGACGAATAAAGGGTGTGTAGTGTTTGCGATATGCGGCTCGGTCATCTGCACTGTTGGTATTGAAGTCTGGATTTTTCTTACCTTCTTTGTCGATGATACCTGCTTCATATGCCCCTAACTTTTCGAATGGTGTTACGAGAAGTTTAAGAAATCGAATCGTATAAACGAGGTCGGCTGCTGTCTTTAGAATACCCATAGTCCTATTTATATCTCCCGAAGTCTTTCAACAACAAATTTATCCATTTCAATGTTAGTGTATTCTGTATTTTTTACTGCTTTGAGAAAGATAAGAAATGGTTTGAGTATTTCCCAATATTCTAATTCAATTTTGAGTTCAAGAATATTGAGACCTGCATCGTAACCAAACACATTGAATATCACAATGAGATGATTAATGATGAGTCGTTCAGACAGTTCACCACTCTGTCGATAACGGTTCAACAGTCGTTTAACATATTTGAATTTTTTTAGGTCTTCGAAGAACTCTTCGCTGTCAATACACTTAGGATTATAATAATGTTTCGCAGCGTATACGACTAAATTCTCTTTTGTAAGTCTCATAACAATTCCAAATAAACGGTTTTACTCCGATTATTTAGGGATTACTAAGAGTCCTCTTCAACTATCTCTTCTTTTAATTCCTGAAGAGATTTCGTGTAATGTTCCGCAGTTGCTTCGGCTTCTACCTCAGTCATATCCTCAACAGATTTATTTGCAACAGGTGCTTCTGTGAGAGTCGTAAACTGTTTTGGTTTACTTCTTTTCTTTGACTTAGTTACAACCTTGACGGATTCTCTTTTGATTGTTTTCACACCAAAAAATTCGTCAATGTCACTTTGTTTGAAACCACCAGATACATAAAGTTCACCTGTATCTGGGTCTTCCCAACCACGATTAGTTGGAACTGCGTTACTACACCATGAAGGAGCTTTGATTGTCATAATTATTTACCTCTACGATTATTCATTCTTTCAAGAAATTCTTTTGCAGCCTTTGTGCGACCATCAAAAGGATTTTGATTTTCTGTATCTTTTCTATTTTCACCTGCAAGTTCACGGCGGGCAAGTTCAACCATTGATATAGAACCATCTTTAGTATCCATATCAATATCCTCTTTTACATTAGTGTCACCACTCTGATTATCTTGAGGACGTTTACCTGATTTGGGTTTCGTTCCATCTTTCTCAGCTTTGGTAGTTGTAGCAACACCATCCTCATAATTGTCTTCTATTTTCTTGTCAGACTTCTTATGAGCATTTTCAAATTCTTTAGACTTAGGAGACTCTTTATCATCATAGTCTTCACCATTGTTCTGGTCTTGCTTACGTTTTCCCTTATGCTCTGCTTCCCATAAACGTTCGAACATAGAATTTAACTCGTCAATCTCTTCTCCGATTTTTGAGATTTCTGCTGTCTTATCGTCTGTTTTTGGGTTTCCATTTTTCTTTTTCTTTTTCTCATCATCTCCATTGGCGGTATCGGGTTTATCCTCACCATTCTCATCATCACCATGTTCGTCTTCCTTCGTTATTGCTTTACTGACCGCTTTTCTTCTCTTGTGAAGATACTCGTCAGATGAATCTACATCACCATCGTTATCGATGTCTTTGTCTTTACGGTCTTTGAACTTTTTCTTGACTGCTTTAGGTTGGACTTTATCCATACCATCACCATCGTCAGACTTGTCGTTAGTGTTGTCTTCTTTTGAAAGTCTTGCTTCCTCTGCTTTCACATCATACTCTTTTCCACCAACTACAAATTTTTCATCACCATTCTTTTTTGCAGCTTGTAGAGCCGCACCGAATGCATTACCTTCAGTTTTCTTTTTCTTCATATGATGGGCTTCTTCGATGACTTCCATGTCAGAGGCAGGAACTTTCTTCTCAAGACCATGCTTGAACTGAACGTCATACCACTCAACATTACCTTCATCATCAGGTATTGCGTGTGATTCATAGACAGGTTTACCAAGACCCCATTCAGGGTGGTTGACTGTGATTGCACAGTTGTGGTCTTTGCTGTGACACAGTTCTTTTATTTCGTCATCCGTATAACCGATTTGTGGCGAAACTACGGATGCAAATGCCTCACCCAATCTTTTTATGTCAGAAGTTCTCATTTTATTTTTTCTCCGTTGTTACATCCACTTGTTCACGCCAGTGGCGGCGACTATAGCTGCTAATAAAATCCAAAAGGCCTTTTGAATGAAACTAACGACTCGTGAGTTATCATTCACCTTATCGTTCAGTGCATCAAGTTTTGACGAGAACTTATTCATGCGTTCATGTTGATTCGCATTGTATTGTTCTATAGATATGAGTCTTTCCTCTGCCCGAGCAATAGAAATCATTGCGTCAGCAAGTTTATCAATCTTTTCCTCAATACGGTCTAACCGTTGAGTTTGAGTCTGTCTCGCCACTTGTCTTACTTCCTGTTTCATTTTTTTCCCATAGGATTTATAACTTTATTTATATAAATTTAGTTTTTATTCCCACATTTTTATCACGAGATTACCATAACCCTTTATGATACGATGATACTCCATCGCCTTTATCTCGTAAACTACACCATGTTCCATGATAATAGGTTTCTCGTTGTCTTTCTGCAACTTCCATGCAGTTCCTTCGATAACCATAATTTGTCTATCATTTTGGTCACGATGCCAAACCAAATCCTCTTCATCAACATATTTTGAAAAGACTCTAATGTCTTTATTTTGATAATAAGGTTGCATGTAATCACCAAAAGAAGTTTCCACCACCACTTAATCCTAATTGTTTTGCATATCTTGGTAATCGACACGCCCAATATCCAGCCTTTGTTTTATCGTTTTGTTGGTCACATCTATGACGAGCGGCAAATGATTTACGAGCCTGCTTGTCATTTAGTTTGACCTTCAATCCTGTGGTGTCACCCCATGTAACCTTCTTCACGTTACCACTTGAAGGGTCACGAACATACACATAGTATTTCTTCGGCCCACCTCTCTTCGGTTGATTTAGAGGCATATCTTGTTTGTCTTCTTCAAAGATACAATCTAGTGCGACATTTTCTCCACGCCATTCTGCGAACTCGCCGAGGTCAGACTCCATGATATCTATATCTGCGACATCTAACTCAAGGTCACCTGCATAATACTTCTCTCTTGCTTCACGAAAGTATTCGAAATACTTCTCTGACCCAACACGAAAAATGTTGTTTTCAATAAGAGAAGAGCAAGTACCACAACACTCATCAGTTCCACAATCTGTGTGTTCAGTAAATGTTTTCATTATCTACCTAAGATTTTCTTGATGTCTGCGAGAGACCTGATGCTCTTTTGGAATTTCTCTTTTTCATTCGGTTTTGAAAGGCCATCAAAACGAGCCAATGTCGCTTTCGCTTGGTCTCTAGAAACTTTTCCTTTTCCTCTGTTAAATACAACTTCTGCTCCTGTTGGTAAATCAGCCGCCTTACGCAACTGCATGATAATATTTTTAGAAGCAGCCTTTCTATCGTCATCGGTTGCTTCAGTGTCTTTGTCTTTTTTGGTGAGTGCCATACCTTTGGTTGCACCACGAGACTTCATCGCTCTTCTCGCATCAGCAGCGGCACTTGCCTCATTCTTTGGTTTCTCACCACGTTCTTTCTTTGAGATTGCAATCGCAGCTTGTTGAGCAGGAGAGACTGCTTCACCTAAACCTTGTTTAAGTTTGATTTTAGGTAATGCTCTTTGAAGATTTTTGAACTGAGCATCAGATAAGATAATTTGGCCACCAATTTCGCTTGCGCTTGTGCCTTTTTTGACAGTTATCTCAACTCCTAGTTTTCCTTTACCAGCCGCAAACCTTACTATTTGTATACCACCTTTATTGTATAAATCGGTGGCTTCATTAAGTTCGACTTCTTCAGCAAGCAACCAACCCTTTGAGAGATACTCTTTCTGTTTCGATTTGTCGATAACGATAACCTTGTGTCGTTTACCTGACATCATCTTGACAACCATAACTTCTTTCTTAGGGTCAATCAACTGACGAACAGATTTTTCCTCTGCAACACGTTTTGCCGTGGCGGTTGCAATTGCCATCTTCTTGTCCATAGGCATGTCAGGTTCGTCCTTTTTCATTGCTTTCGCTATTTCATTTCTTTTCTTTATCTCAGCGGGAGTGAGTGTTTTCTCTTCAACAGACTTAGACTTCTTTACCAAGGAGGTAACTGTATCTATATGTCCTTGATGATAATCATGGTCATCAGCACTTAGTCCTGCATCTGCAATTTTCTTTTTCGCAACATCAACCATACCTTTCATTTTTTCAAGGTCAGTCTCATCAATATTACCATCAAGACCTTTTCTTTCAATTGCAAGATAGTCATCTACTGCTTGGGCTGCACTAAGAATTTCTTCTTTATTGTCTTTGGTCTCGTAATCTTTTTTAAACGCCTTTATTGCGCCAGGACATAATTCCATATCGTCAAAGGTTTTATTTCCTATTTTTGTTTCTTCAAATAAATATCTAAACTTTTTCATTACGCTAAGTCCTTATCGTGATTTAAGTTGCCCTTTTTCTTTTTTACAATAAATGCATTAACTCGTGCATATCCCCACTGAGAAGGTGTTGTGCCAGGCCTGTGTCCAGTTCTCCATGCGGCAACACCACGGTCAAAGACTTTCTTGAGTGTTCCATAAGAGATACCAGACTTCGATGCTTTCTTTGCAAGTGCCTCATTTTTTTCCTGAAGAGACTCGTCCAGTCTCTCTGCATAAAATTTTCTAAAGGTTTTTCTGCCACTCATGGTTGTGTCTCTCTGTTTTTTTGTTGTGCTTTTGCGAGTCGTCTTGCATCTCTTGCTTTATCAAGAGTTGCACGATATTGTTTTTTCAAGTCTTCTTTATCATCTTTATAATCAGTTCTTATTTTTATAACCTCTGGGTCAGTCTCAGCCTTCAACTCAAGATGTTTTGGAAGAAGACCTTTCTTTATCATCTGATTCATATACTGTAGAACTTGTCTTGGAGATTCGACACCAAGTTCATGTCTCAGAAAATCATACGCACCTGATTGTCCTGCCTTCGGATTCTTACGTCTCCAATCAAGATACAATCGAACCGCCTTCTGATATTTCTTTTTGTTTACAATTTTATCCAATGCTTTATCTAAGGCTGGACTCAACACTCCTGTCGCAGACTTCGTGCCAAACGCACCAGTGCTACCTATCTTTTCATCAAACATCTTCTTATATGCTTTGGTATACTTTGATGGTTTGGTCTCTGCACCCTTATCGCCAGGCGCTGGTTTGTATGCAGATGGGTCATCATCATCCTTTGCAGTGCCTTTCTTGAAATGTGCGGCACGTTTCTTCTTGGTTGACTTTGACATGTCATCGCCTTCAGCATCCTTCGCATAATACTTTGCAGGCTGTGTTCCTTTTACATCCTTACCAATCTCTTTGTCCTGACGTGCTTTCTTCTCGACCAGTTCTACATCGTCTAACCACTTGCGATATCTTTTTTGATTCACTTCTACAATGACATAGTTCGCACCAAGCATAGAGACAATACCAACCTCTCCACTTTCTTTGATAATAACATCATCACCGATTTCAAACAAATCACCTGAGACATATGCCTCACGAGTATCGTCTAATTTACCTAAATCGATATGACGTTTGAAAGAACGTTCTTCTTTGATACCAAGTCCTGCTCGAACTTTGTTAAAGAGTGTGCGAGTATCTTTGTCAGAAAATCCTTTGGGAACACCCTGTGCGAATGCCGCATAGTCATTATCCTTTGCTGACGCACGTTGCTTGGATGCAGACATTCCTTCAACACCCTCTGCATCAGGGTCACGTTGACCAGCAGATACAATATTGATTGTCTCGAAGTTATAAAAACCATGTTTGGCTTTCTTACCATTGTATTTTTTCAATAGAGTTTCGAACTCATTCAAACGGTCTTGACCGACAACCATGTTGATTTTACGATATCCCAAATCATAAAGTTTTGCGGCTACGTCAAAAACATTACGAATCTTTTTATCGGCAATGATATTGCGACCATGTTTGGGAAACATCTTACGAAGAGTTTTGATTTTATCAGAATAAGACAATGGGTCTTTCTCACCTGTTGTCTGAGATACAAAGATTTTATAATCTGCACCTCTCGCCTTTTTAACAATCGTATCGATAACTTTACCATGACCAATTGTCGGAGGATTCATTCTACCAAATGTAAAGAATACCTCACGTTCCGACTCAACCAGATACGATTTAAAATTCTTAATTACCACTACCGCCGCCTTTTTTCTTTTCAATCTCTTTCTTACGAATCTTCGGAAGCATCTTCCTCGCAAGTTTATCAATCTTTGGTTTCATCTTATCTAGACGTTTCTCAATATCTGTTCTTCGTGCTAATCCAAGGTCACTCTTATCTTGACCCTTTGTTATTTTCTTAGCAAAGAAGTTCCTTGCTTGTTTGGCAGCTCTTTTCTTGAGAACATCAACAGATGCAACTTTTCTCTCTGCTCTCTTACGACCAAGAGCAATTTTTGCTTTCATCTTTTTCATCTGACGAGATTTTGCCATGCGTTGTTGCACAGTGAGTGCCTCATAAGGGCCTTCACCATCATCACGTTTACGTCTTTTGGCATTGTATGCTAACTGACCATCACCTGTTTCAGTGTAGTCAACGGTAAGAAAATCTTTAAAACCTAATGGTTTTGGCATTTGGTCTACCTCTTTGGTTTATCCCATCCCTTCAGCACATCAGGACTGAAGTTGTTATACGAAAATTCAAGGCGGTCAACCAACTTGACCGCATCACCACCTAATTTGTCAATCGCAACAAAACCTTCCGCACCTGTAGTCTTGTAACCAGTTTTGGTTTTTACAAAAGCGTCATAGTTTTGTATACTATTAAGTTTATTTATAAGTTTTAATTTTGCTAATACAATATTTTTCTGTAGTTCAAACATATTGACGAGAGACTTCTTGTTCTTGTTTGAAAAAAAGGTGAGAATATCGTCTAATTTCTTTTGTTGAGTCGCTTTACCCTTCTCACTCTTTCGTTTTTCTATCTCTTTTGCGAACTTATTCTCAATCCATTTGATAAGACCTGTGACATGTCTACGACTATCAGGTATCATCTGTCCTTCACGCACATATGTATTGTTGTATTGTTCGATGAGTTGTGCAAGTTCTTGATTGTTCTCTAGTTCACGCAGTGTCGAACCTGCAATCTTATTGAATATCTTACCAGCCGTTGACAGGTTCTTGGTAACTTCGGCAGTCTCTTTGTCATCCATAGTTGCACCACCGACATCACGCAACATCGCATCTGCTGAGTAAACATTCTTAGATGACTTGAACTTAGATACATCAACACCATACTTTGCTTTCATCGACTCGAAGTCTTTACCTGTATAGGTTGTGTGCCAAACAATACCAATCTGTGCTTTGCGTATGGTATCTGCCTGTTCGTATGGAACAGCATAGATAATTGTATTGGGGTGAAAGGTTGTGTATTTCTGTCCATCGATTTTCTTCGTCTCAACGTCTCCTTTTGAGAACAAGAAGTCTCCTTGAATAACACCCTTGATATTAAGGTCTGGTAGATACTTCAACGCAGCCTTCATCTTATCTGCAAGGTCACCAGACATATCTGCATCAATCTCTGCATTGGTTTTATAGACCTTTGGATTCTTAGCAAAGATACCTTTCTTTGCGACAAAGAACTCACCATCACGAGGGTCTTGACCACAAAAGATTGCAGGCGCACCATCCCACTTGGTAGATAGTTTACTTTTAGACTGACCACCTAACATATCACGCAACTCACGCAATGCATTGATTGCCTGTCGTGTTCCATTCACACCACCATAGAGAACCTTATCCTCGATATGGGTCATGTGAGTGTTCTTCTGTTCTGTTATATAATTTCTAAAACCAACCATTGTCGTAATCTTCTTTATATATTTTTCTTATATCATCTATCATCTTGAGTGATAAATCTTTCTCTTTCCAAATCGATTTTGATATTGTAGCCTTTACTCTATCAAGTTCACAATCAATCTCATTCTCAATAAATGTCACACATTCCTCAAAGTTTTCAAAATCAAATACCTTATCATACTGACTTAGGTCACCCCCACATTCATATTGAGAACGAAACTCTGGTCTTAAAGGCCAGTATTTTCCACCATTTATAATCTTTCCTATTTCCCATTTAGTCCAATCTGGAACTTTTTCATTATATCTTGCTTTCATAAAACCATAAAAGTTTATTGAAAAATTCACTGCACTTAAATATCTTTTTATCGGGTCTCTCTTTATCGTTATTCTTTTTACATTCCGAAACTCATTTGAGACCATAGAATTTTGTAAAGTCAAGTCATACCAGTTTGAGGTAACTTGTTTACTCTCAATGCCATTTAGATGTGACCACATAATCTTGAGTGATGACGAACAATTTTTCGGTATCAAACAAACATCTAAAACATCATCAAAGTATAATACTTCACTAACCAACTTTTAATCCATTATAAAGTGTTTTCAAACTCCATTGTTTAAGTTTACCACCTGAACTCGAACGAACCGACATTGCAAGCGTTACCTTCTCGTCTCCCGACCTCAATTCAATAAACCAGTTCTGTTTCGAACTCCGAGATGAATATGACTTCACGAATCTAACCTGTGGTAGAAATACTCCGAGTTGGTCTTTGTCTGTTATCTCTTCATATGTTCCACTCTTCTCTATTGCTTTAATAACAATAGTCGGAACATCAGGTGCATCTCGAAGTATTGCCTCTTTGATATAGTTCAAAGTCGCATCTTTGTTCTGATTAAATCTTTCAACCAATCCCTGACGAACAATCTCCAGATATTCATCATAGAGTTTGTTTTGTTCTTTGGTCGGAAGTTTATTGATGGTTGCGATTGCTTTTGTTTTATCAGGGTGACGGCCGCCTTTGCCACCATCGTGATTACCATACTTAGGAAAATCAGGTATCTTTGAATAAACCTTATCATATACTTTTTTTCGAAGGGCCTCTTTACCTTTAGCGTCATTAAAAGAAGGGCCACTTCTCTCGTTCACAAATACAGTATAATGATAAGTGTTGAGTTGAGGTTCTTTGGTTTTCTTACCACCAGACTTGAGTGATGCACCAAGCATCTTTCCATCTTGATATTCAATAAACATATCGCCTGGATGATTTTGTGGGACACCTTTTGGTTTTGCTCGATATCCCCAATACACTCTTCGTATTGGTTTATCTTTATTTTCATCAATCAAATAGTTGTAAATCGAAATTGCAGCCTTCATCTTTTCGAAATATTTGGATGATGAGTCTGCTCTCTGTAATGTATCTTTTGCGGCCGCTTGGTCTTTAGCACCTACACATTTAAGTTTGCGAGTATCAACTGAGAGTAATCTTTCCATTAATTTGTCAATGTCTTTGTCAGACATACCTGTCGGTTTGATTTGACGTTCAAACATAATACAGGGAAAGAGTTCGGTGATGCTTGCATTGAGTGTAGATTCTCCCATGCCGCCCTTTTTGGGTTTTACGAGAATTATAAATTTACGACCTTCATGTTCTCCGTAAATAGGGTCAACCGAAGATGCGCTTGTTTCTCTTTTTTCAGCACTAATACCTGCATTCTTCAGTCTACGAAGAATCTCATCTCGGTCAGTTTCACGGTCATCAGACGTAACACGAAATTCTATTCTCGATTTCTCACTTGCAGATTTCTGAGTATACTCAAATCCTGAAAACACATCTCCAGCGAGTTCAAAGTCTTCGACTAAGTAGTGATTAAAAGATTTCATCGATATCCCATTTGTTACAAAAGTGTATTATAACACTATTTATAATAAAACGGAAGTGTTATTTTCTTTATTGTATTGTTCAATGGTATCTTTGAGACTATTGACCCAATTATCACGATGTTCGATAAAGACTTGAGGTTCATCCATACCATCAACAGAGATAATTGTAACCAACTGAGTGATAGGCATATCTGTGCGTTCTTCCCACATGATTGCATAACCAGACTCTTGCATGAAGTAGTTCTTAATCATTGAGGGTGTTTTACGTTTACGACTTGTCTTGAAGTCAATGATAGATAACTTACCATCAAACTCTGCAACGCAGTCAACACGACCAGCAAGACCTAGATGTGTAGAATAAAGTGGGGCTTCCTGTGCATATACTTTTCCAATACGTTCATCAAGAGTTGGTTTCATAACAAGAAACGACTCAATGATATCAGGTGTATATCCATCTTTGAAGTTCGGGTCATTGTCAATATACTTCTCGATGATTTCGTGAACCTTTGTGCCTCGTGATGATGCACGATGAGAGATACGATTGGCTTCCTCTTCACCGACACGTTTACGCCATGCGGCGATACCTGCACGACTTAGAATGGATAAGACTGTCGTGATAGAAGGAAGGTTGACTCCTTCGGGTGTCACATACTTACGACCACCATCAACATTAATGGTTTCCATTTCAGTGAGTTCTGTTTGTTCATGTATAAAGGTCATGCTATTGCTTTCAGTAATCCAACGACTAGAATGATAAACATCGTTGTGTTTAAAATAATCAGGGCTCGGTCTTGCCAAATCATAGACACCCATCCCCATAGTGCAGTTCCAACCACACCAAAGATAAGGTCATAGAGTGCATACTCAGGGCCTGCTGACCTACAAATAACACCTGCAATAATAAAGGCTGTCGCTGCCCATTTGACATACCAATCAATAGTATATGAGGGTGTTACCTTCTCGATTAGATTTGTGTTATTTTTTTCTGCCACGAATCCTCTCCATTTTTTTCTTCGATTCCAACCATTTCTCGTATGACAATGGTTTACTTTCTGCTCCGCATTTGAGTTTGCGTTTGGTGAACTCTTTTTTCAACATCTTCTTGGCATCTACACCAATGAATGCACCGACTAGTTCTAACAACGCACGGCGGAAAGAACGACCATGATGCATGTGACCCAAGCAATGTGCCAACTCATGCAACAGAACGTATTCGTCTAACCCTGCTTTACTGTCTAGGATTATTCCCCAACCATCAGTCCAACCTGCAAAACCTTTACCTGAGTTGCGTTCTTTGAGAACAATTGTGGGTTTTTTTATTGTGGCAGTCTTGCGACCTTCTAGTTTCCAAACCTTTTGCCACTTCTTAGATGCATAGATTTGTTTTGCACGTTTCTGTGCTTCCTCGACAGTCTCGAAGTTTTTGATTTTGCCATATTTTTTCTGAAAAACAAATTCTGCTTGGTAGGTCTTAGACTGTTCAGAGTCCCGACCATTCAAACCTTTATTTTGTTTATCTCTATGTTTCAAAAGATACTCTTGATATTCAGCACTATGCGGCATTCATCATCCCTTCAGCATTAATCGCAACTAAACTCTCACGAGCATACGCATCGATTTCCCAAGGCTGGTCATCATATTTAGTATTGGTGTAACACTCACCATCCCACTCTGCAACTTTGACAAGACATCCATCAAGTATCTTAATGCCGTGGTCTTGTAACCGACCACTCATAATCTGTTGAGCATGAATCATTTCGTGTGCGATATTGATTTTGATTTGTCCAATATCAAGTGGTTCACCTTGAATATGAGTTGCAATTTCGATATCAATTTCTTCAGAGTCACCATAACAGAAGCCACCTGCATCTGCATCAAGTTTTTTATTGAACTCAAAACAAATCGTTGTATCAAAACTACCCTCACCATAAAGTCCTAACTCATAGGCAACAGCATTGATATAATCAACGAGATTGTTCTCCTTCGCAAAATCATCTTCAACAAAAATGTCAACTTTCATAATCATTCCTTTCGACTATACTATTAAGTTATCAGGCCTGGCAGATAATGTCAACAGCTTTCTATGAAAAAAATGAAATTTATTTTGACTTATTTTGAAAATAATACTTGACAAATTGTGATTTGTGTCGTATTATGTATATGTAAGTTGAGAGAAAGGACTTCAAAAATGAGTGTCGAAATTATGGAAATCACTAAGACTGAGTATGATGGGTTTGTTGATTACTGTGCAAAGTTTTATGGTGAAGGTCAGATGTATGCCCAACGGGACTTTGCTACTAAAGCACAGATTCGGGAAGCAACCAACATCTACTTGATGAGTAATCGGGAAGAGTTCTTTGTTGACTTGAGTGACATTGACCCTACTGAATATCGTAAGCATAAGTGGGGCGGTGGTGACACTGTTGACCGTGAGACTGTCGCTGGCATTCTTGTTAACGAACTTGGTGTAGACCTTTACTAAAGGAAAGGAAATAGTTATGAATGAAAATGATGGAATCTTTGACTTCTTGGATAATTTGCGTGACGATGGTAGTATCAATATGTTTGGTGCAGCCCCTGTTATTCAAGAGGTCTTTGAATTGACTAAAACAGAATCAAGACAAATTCTTACTGAATGGTTGAAAAGACCTAAAAAAGATTTTGCTTGACAAACTCTGTTAGATTTGGTAATATAATATTATAGTTGAGAAAAGGAGAGAAACTATGGCTTATGTAACACAAGAGATGAAAAAAGAGTTGGCGCCTGGCATTAAGGCGGTTCTCAAGAAGTATGGTATGAAAGGTTCTATTAGTATTAACAACTATAGTTCTTTGGTTGTGACTCTACAACAAGGGCCTTTGGACTTTAGAGGTGTTGACTATCGGGGTGACAATATTTACTACCCTGCTACTGATGGCAATATGCACAGTCAAGTCAATACATACCACGTTGATAAGTTCTATAGTGGAGTGACTGCTGACTTTTTGAATGAGTTGGTTGCCGCCATGAAAGGTGTAACGAGTCGGGGTGAGTGGTATGACAAGACCGATATCATGACTGACTACTTTGATATCGCATACTATGTAAACGTTAATGTCGGTAAGTTTGATAAAGGTTATATATACACAGGAGAGGAGAAGTTAGCCGCATGATAAACAAAGAGGCTCAGTTGAGACAAAAACAAATTATCAAATTTCTCAGAGACGCAGAAGATGACCTCGCAAAAGCTCAAAAGGAGAAAAACCTTGAGAGCGTTGCGACATATCAGTTTCTTGTGAATGAATATGAACAAATGTTAGAAGAATTTAACGACTATTACAAAGTCTAAATACCTAAAACACTATATACTATTAAGAGGTTATTATGGAACTTGATGTATTTGAAATACTTCAAAAGTTTTCTGAACAGAAAACAAGAAAAGACAAGATAGAGTTCTTGAAGAAAAACAGTATCCCAGCCCTGCGAGACGTTTGTCGAGGGGCATATGATAAATCTATTGAATGGAGTTTACCAGCCGGTAAACCACCATACACGCCAAGTCGCCCCGAAAGCACCCCAAACAGTCTAAGGAGACAACACTTAGAGTTCGGTTGGTTTGTAAAAGGTATGAAAGGCGACTCCATCACAAGTTATAAACGAGAGAATAAGTTCATTCAACTTTTGGAAAGTGTTCATCCAGAGGATGCACTCATTATTCTCAATATGGTGCAAAAGAAAGCACCCTTCAAAGGTTTGACTAAGAAGATAGTAGAGGAGGCGTTTCCTAATCTGCTAAAATCTTAATATTTTCGTTATGTTCTTTTAACTCTAACAACAAGGAGCGTCTATGCCAAGAAACCAAATAGAGAGATTGAAGAACGACAGTAGAGAACTCGATAACTATATTCACCGCCTGCGGAAGAAAGGCCGCACAGACCTTGCTCATAAGTTATTGGTGAAAAAAGAATTTCTTAATCAATCTATTGCAGAATACGAAAATTCACTTCTAGCATAAAGGTAGGTGGTCAGGTATCTCGTTGGGGGTGCAGGTCACTCCCAACGTTACTGGAGATAATATGCCAACATACATCATAGAAAATAAAAAGACCGAAGAACGAGAAGAAAGATTTTGTTCTTGGAGTGAAATCGAAAAATTCATTCAAGAAAATCCTGACTGGCATATCCCACCTTCAGCGCCAAGTCTTGTTACCCACACTGGAAACATTGTTAATAAAACAAGTGGTGATTGGAAAAATCATCTTGAGAATATTAAAAAGGGTTCGGGTTCTGGAAACTCCATCAAGGTATGAACGACTTCATAAAGGTCTATCCCATTGAAACACATGAGGAGAACTTTGACCAACTGATGACGATGATTGAACACTGTATCGAACGTAGTCCCTGTGGATATGCGAACATGTCACATACAGACTACAAGATACACGACAATCAAAAGAAAAATCCTTTCCAACCATACAGACAAATCTGGAGACAGATGGTCAATCCCTACATAAAACAGTATATGCAATCTTTTGGATGTAACAAACTAAGAGAACATAACACTTGGTATGCTCAATATTATGATGGGGCTGATTTTGGTTGGCACACCCATACAGGAACAAATGTGTCATGTGTGTATCTACTTGAGGGAACACCAAAGGATGCGACTCAATTTTGGGGATTTGACATTGAAGTAAAAGAAGGTGACCTTGTAATGTTTCCTGCTATGGTGAGACATAGGTCACCTCAAGTCAATCAGGGAAGAAAAACAATCATTGCACAAAACATGGATATACTGTGAAAAAACTTAGAATGGATAATTTGTTATCCTATGAACCAATTACAAATAATCAAAAGATTGCTTACGAGGCTTGGGATGAGGGTGACAACCTAGTTCTATGCGGTAGTGCAGGAACAGGGAAAACATTTATCGGAATGTATCTTGGACTTGAGTCTGTCTTAGATAAGTCTTGGGAACAGAATAAACTTGTTATCGTAAGAAGTGTTGTTCCAACACGAGAAATGGGTTACCTGCCTGGCTCTATTGAAGAAAAGGTAGATGCATACACTGCACCATATCGTTCTATCACAAATGAACTATTCAACGATAGAAACGCATTTGATATGTTAGAAAGTCAGGGTCAACTCTCTTTTATGTCAACGTCTTTTATTCGTGGTATCACTCTGGATGATTGTGTTCTGTTAATTGATGAAATGCAGAATCTTACCTTTCATGAACTTGACTCAATCATTACACGAGTCGGACGTAATACCAAAGTCATATTCAGTGGAGACTACTATCAGTCAGACCTTACAAAAGAAACAGATAAGAATGGTGTTCTGCACTTCATGAATATCATGGAACAACTAAAAGATTTTTCAATAATTGAATTTAACTGGACTGACATTGTAAGGTCAGGATTTGTTAGAGACTATATAATGACAAAAGAAATGTTGGAGAGAAAAAATGCAACTATCTAAAAACTTTACACTCAAAGAATTTACCAAGTCAATGACTGCAACTCGTTTGGATATCGACAATACACCTCAAGGAGAACATCTAGAGAACGCAGAGGCGTTGTTTAAAAATATTGTTCAACCTGTTCGTGACTACTTTGGGCCTACAAAAATCAATAGTGGATATCGTTCACCTGAACTCAATGAAGCAGTCGGAGGGTCATCTCACTCTCAACATTGTAAGGGTGAGGCAGTAGATATCGAATGTATAGGAAATAGTAACTATGACGTTGCGGTGTGGATAAAGGATAATCTAGACTTTGACCAACTCATCCTTGAGTTCTATACGCCCGGCGTTCCTGATTCTGGTTGGGTTCATGTATCATTCGCAAGAGTGACACTCAATCGTAGGTCAATTCTGACCGCCATGAAAGAGAATGGTAAGACAGTATATAAAGAGGGATTAATTGAGTAAAAAGACTTGACATATCGTGTTTTATGTGGTATAAAGGTAGTATATAATGATTAATAAGAAAGGAAATGATATGAATAAAGTGATTCTTACCGATTGTGATGGAGTTCTCCTGAACTGGGAATATGCGTTTCACGTCTGGATGGAACAGATGGGATACGAAAAGCGTGAAGGTTGTTACGATGTCTATGATGTCGCTGACAAATACTACATTACCAAAGAAGAAGGTAAGAAACTTGTAAAGATGTTCAACCAAAGTGCCGCAATGGGATTTCTTCCCCCTCTTCGGGATGCAGTTGAATATGTAAGAAAACTACACGAAAAAGGTTATGTCTTTCACCTCATCACAAGTATGAGTAATGACCAAAATGCTCAACGGCTTCGGACAAAGAATATCAAGAAGTTGTTTGGCAAAACTGCTTTTGAAAAATTTATCTATCTCGACACTGGTGCAGATAAGGATGAAGAATTGTCTAAATACAAAGACAAAGAATACATCTGGATTGAAGACAAGGTTGAGAACGCAGAGTGCGGTGATAGTTTCGGTCTCGAATCAATTCTGATGGAACACACGTTCAATATGGATAATGAAAAGTTTCCATTGATGAAGAATTGGAAAGAGATATATGAGTATATCACGGCCGAATGATGGTAATTTTGAAGTAGGAAAAGAACTCTCTGAAAAACCTAAGTTCCCAATTGAAGATGTAATTCAAGTCGTAAGATTTGAAGAACATGAAGAACATGCGGAATCTTTTATGTGGGCGATTGACGAAATGATTGCCCTTGACCCTAAAATGACACTTACGCCTGACAAGCATTGGGGAGATTATCAAAATGCACCTAATCATAAAGATATGCAACTCTTCGATGGTAAGAATGAGAAAGGTTATGGCCACCCTTTCTCAAATCACTATGGTGAAAAGTATTCAGAAACAAATCGAATCTACGAAGACAAATTCAAAGAGTTTCTCAAACCATATTTACAGAGATATGCCGAGAAGTTTTATTGTAATATTGTTACCATAAATAGAGTTTGGTTTTCGAGATATCGTCTCAAGAATGGATTTGGTTGGCACACTCACGCAGGTGTGAATATGTCAGGTGTATATCTACTAGATATGCCTGATTATTGTGTAACCGAGTTCAAGATTGATATGGACATCCCAGCCAAAGAGGGTGACCTAATTCTATTTCCCTCAAGTTTTATTCATCGTTGTCCACCTGTTTACGAGGATGGAAAGACCGCAATTGTATTTTCGTGGGATATGCACTATCTACCACCTGAGTTTGAAAAGAATTGGAAAAATGACTAATCCTGTCAAATTATATAATCTAAAAGAACATGACGAATATGCAGATGAGCTCATGCTGGCAATCGACCAGTTATGTGAAACAAGAGATGATATTGAAATACACAAGGGTATTCACTGGGCAGACCACCACCTCAACGAGAAACTCTACGAAAAAAAGTTTCGACAACTGATACAACCATATCTCATCAATTGTGCAAAGGAACACTATGGATGCGACATGGCAGAGTTTCGTCAGTGTTGGTTTTCTCGTGTTCGAAACTCAAAGGGTAATGGATGGCATACTCATGGACAAACCAATATGTCGGGAGTCTACTATCTAGAGATGCCGAAGAAGAAATATGTAACAAGTTTCTGGGACAAGTCTGTTGAGATAGATGCGAAAGAAGGTGACTTTATATTGTTTCCTTCTCATATGTTACATGCATGTCCACCAATCGATGAGGAAAAGAAAACAGTAATCTCTTTTGATTGGGATATATACTTATCAAATCATCTAGTCTCAGAGAAGTGGGACAGGTGGATAGTGGACTATGAAGAATCAATATATGCTAAAGGAACACCTATACATAAACTAGGAGATAAAAATGGCTGAAATAAGCATACAAAAACAAAAAATAACAGTTGACAGTGATGGCACTTTGGCTGGCGCAGACTTAAATGATGATGGTCATATAAGTGAGGCAGAACTAAATATGCACTTGGAGTTCAGACGCAAAGAACTCGAAGATGCAGATGCGATGCGTGACTCTCAAAGAAAGATGGCATGGTTCGCTCTCTTTGGAATGTTGTTGTATCCCTTCGCTGTTGTATTGGCAAATCTCATAGGACTTGATACAGCGGCAAACATATTAGGTGATATGGCTCCCACATACTTCGTATCTGTTGCTGCTATCGTTGCAGCATTCTACGCAAAAGATGCTATAACAAAAGGTAAGTAATGTCAGGAACAATATGTGCGCTTGTTTGGGTTGGTGTCACTCATGCTTACATGGATGGAGTCTCTGGTGTATTAGTGAAACGATGTAAATATAAATGTGGCGAACAATATGAGAGACACCAAATATATTATGAAGACCAATGTCCAAACAAATTTGTCATGGGTGGCAAAACAAAAAGTTTATATAATATAATGAGACAACAAAGAAGAAGATAATGGAACGTATACAATGGCGTGGCACATGGGGTATAGGTGACTCCATGCGTGGTTTGAACACAGCACATCAACATGCTCACGATACTAATCAAGAAGTTCATCTTGAGATGCACTGGCCTCATGGTGAGGACTATCTAACACATCCTAAAGACCCTGAAACAATTGTTCAAAGAACAGATTGGATACACTCTCGTTATCATAACCATGAAAGAGTGAAGTTGACGCATGTCTTTGATTCTGATTTGTTTTGTTCTGATAACAAGAATCCTGATAATAACAAAGCTCGTTTTTACTTCGAGTCAAATACATATGAACCAGATGGTTGGCCGTCATGTCACTGGATATTCTCCAAAGACCAATTTGTCCCTTCAAAGAAGAAAATAGTAGTCTGGACACCGACTCATAATAGTGAACCCCCAAGAAAATGGAAAAGAGTCTTGACAAATGAGGATTGGTATGATATAATTAAGATGCTTTCTTGGGAGGGTTGGATAACTGTAGAATTAACTTACAGGACTCCGATTCGTGATGCATATAAACAAATCCAAGAAGCAAACTTTATTCTGTGTTATGATGGAATGTGGCACTACATTGCAAGAAACTTTGCAAAACCAATGCTCATTCCTTCATGGGAAGGTGTAACTACTTATAACACTCCTAACGCAGTGAAGAAACATAGTAGTTGGAGATATAAGAAGGCTATCGGTGATGGCTCTCCAGATGTCTTTGCACCTACTCTTGGTATGATGAAAACAACAGCAAACCAATATCTAAAGAGAATAAAGAAATATTATGATTGAGATACAAGTCAGTATGGGTGAGTTGATTGACAAACTCACTATTCTAGAAATAAAACTAGATAAGGGTCTACCTGTTCAGTCTGAGTTTGAGATACTAAACGAAGCATATATTCCAGACTTTAAGATTGAGCATCTAAAGAATATTCTCAAATCAATCAATGCACAACTATGGGAGATTGAGGACGAGAAGAGATTGTGTGAAAAGACTAAATCATTTACATCTGATTTTGTTACTCTTGCAAGACTAGTGTATATGTTAAATGATGAAAGGGCTCGTATTAAGAAACTCATAGATAAACTAAGTGATTCTAAAATAACAGAGCATAAAAGTCACCATGAATATTGATAGAGCAGTCATCGAGATAAATGGTGGGTGTAATTATTCTTGTCAGATGTGTCCTCAACAAAGAGGTGCGGATGGTAAGCCAGGCAGACATAAAGACTTTCTGAGAAAGATGTCTCTTGATGAGTTCGAGGACAATATTGCGGATTGTGCAGAACATGGACTTCGTGTTGTGAATCTAGATGGTTCAGGTGAAGCAACACTTAATTCTAATCTACCAAATTATCTTGAGATAGTGAGAAAGTATGGATGTGAGTCTGTAATCTTTTCAAACGGATTCAGAATGCAGGGTCAGTTCATGAAAGATTGTGTTGATGCAGGACTCAACTTCTTTCGTTTTTCAATCATAGGAAGTAACAACGAAGAATATCAAAAGTGGATGAGTTCCCCTAATTTTGAGAAGGTCATTCAGAACGCAAAGGATATGAACGAATATGCAACCGATAAAGATTGTAAGGTCGGAACATATCATCTTATTACCGACACTAAATATCAAGAGGAACAATTAGAACGATACAAAGGTATTGTAGAACACATTGGTTGTGTAACCGAAATCTGGAGAATGCACAACTGGTCTGGTATGTATCAACCTTTGTATAATAGAGAAGGGGAGAAAAAAACCTGTGGTAGACCTTTTAGTCCTGATATCGTTATTCGTGCTGGGGGGCTTGATGGTAAATTTGGGGCAGTGGCTCCTTGCTGTCAAGTTCTGGGAAGAGATGAAGAAGCCGTGCTTGGTTACACGTCTGAGAATACTATTGAAGAAATTTGGTATGGTAAAGAATACACTAACCTACGAGAAGGTCACATTAATGGAGACTATCCTGATTATTGTCGTGATTGTGATTTTCTCATTGATGACACTGAGGTTTTAGTTTATACAAATCACGGCCGTTCTCGTTATCATATGTATGGAACTGAGTTTACATTAAATGACTATCGAAAATAAAACCGCAGTATTGGTCACAGGCATATATCCATCTCAACTTCAACGATTCATGTTACAATCCTGTCTGGATAAAATAAAGGAAAAGTTTGAAGGTTGTGACTTTTATTATCAGTGTTGGGATACACCTCAAAATCGATATATTATGAAAAAGGTGAATGAAGATATATTATGGATGACCCAACCTGTGAGTAACTACAATCCTTATCGTGTTGCAATTCAAGACGAATACATTAGTGAAAATCAACAGATAAAATTTAAAATAAAGAAACCTCAACGACAAATGCAGTTGATTGGATTTCATTATCTTTTCGAGTCAATTGAGAAATCATATGATTACTATTTTCGAACTCGATGGGATGCGGTCATAAGTGATAACTTTGACTTGAACAAAGCACAGGAGATGGTAGATGAAAATGTTGTTGGATATAACTTTCTGACTCGACATGAATTTCATCATGGAAAGACTGGCCATTATAGATTGAGGTATGACAGGTATCGAGAGAGACGATTACTTAACAAATATTATTTTGAAAACAACAAACCTCAAGGATATCAAGAGGAATCTGAATTAGTTTGTTATAATAATTTTCTTTTTGATTTTATGATTGGATTTAAAAAAGAAGACTATAATGGAAAGGCCAATAGTCTGTTGGCAAGTAAAAAACTTTATCCTGCTGAATGGGGTTGGCATCAACTGTTGACAAATCAACGAAAACATGTTAATATAGATGGTCTTGTATCAATCGTGAGAAATCTTGAAGGTGATTATGAGACTTGGGAAAAACTAAGTAAGGCAAAATTATTATGATTACAGAGAGTCAATATAGACCTCCTGTATTGATGATTAGAATGAAGGGTCACGAAAAAAGTGAAGAGTATGCAGAGGAAAGTAGAAAAACTTGGGAGAAACGAGGTTACAGTGTAACTTATATGGATGCAATCACACCTGAGACCATACACACATTCGAAGACCCACAAATCAGATTTGCTTACAAAATTACTATTCGTTCAGTTGAAAAAAGAAGACAGGAGTTACAAAAAGACAAAGGATTTAAATTCGAGGGTATATTTTCTGATACGGAGAAAGCAGTTTGGTATAGTCACGTCAAAGCATGGAGACAAGTTGCTTCGGGGGATGAACCAACGATTATATGTGAACATGACGCAAAACTAAGACGTAAGTATATACCATGTATGAATCATGACTTTTATATGATGACTAGAAATATACTTGGTGCAGCTTTTTTTCATCCTGCACTTTTACGAAGATTTTTAAAGGGTCACTTGCAGTATGATGACAATCCGTTTGTTGTAAGACTAAATCCCGATGCACATATGTATGATTATATAATGAAACATTGTGACAGTCAAAGGGGTGATATAAGAACACGCACACATTTTGTGAGAAAAGAAGCTAAAAAGAGAAAGAGTTATTGGCCTGTGAATGCTGATTGGGCAGATTCTACGATTGAACACAGACTATTCTATGATGAAGAAGTAGATGAAACAATTCAGTGGTATAGTAATAAAAGAAGGAAGAGAAAATGAAGAGAATGATATTTCAAGTTGCGGTAGGTAAACCGTCCAAACTGTATGAACATTGTATTGAATCAGTCTCAAACTATTGTGAGAAGTATGATATCAAACACATTGTATTGACTGAACCTAAGTTGCGTATCAAACCCGATATCTTTTCGACTAATCGTAGTGAAGAGTCATATATGAAGTATGGTGGATATCTACCTATCTATGAGAAAGAGAATGCATTTGAATATCTAGACAACTACGACCAGATTGCAATCGTGGATGCAGACATCTATATTCGCACCGATGCACCAAATATATTCGATGACTTTTTGACAGAACATGCATTCGGTGCGGTATGCGAACGTGAAATGAAAATCACGGATTGGTATAAAAACAAAATTATTAATTACTCTCATATGCAGTATGGTAATCTACATGGTCGAAGTTCACTTGACTTCAAACCAAATGAGTTTGGATTTGAGTTCTTCAATATGGGTCTGATTCTGCTGAATTGTAAATCATTCAAACCTTATCTCAAAGGACAGAAACCATATGACTTTCTAATGCGTATGGAGTTCAAAGACTTTGTTGATGGTCAAGGTGTATGGAAGTGGTCTACCGACCAGACATTGTTGAACTACTTTCTCAAGAGATACAACATTCCAACCAAACACATGAGTAACAAATGGAATGGACTTTATAGTGCAGTTCGCAATATAGACGAATGTCACTTTGTTCATTTCTTTCTCAAAGACAAGTTACCCAATTCGGGTGAGAACGTTGAAGAACTGATGAAACAAATCAATGGATAAACCAAAGATACGAATGGGTATGTGTGGTGTCTCTGGCACATCACTGATGTTTCTAAGTGAACTACTAGATGGAAGTGGTGAGTGGGAAACAAATCCCGGCTGTGTAAGTTCTCCAAAGTCAAACGAGTATATGGGTTCACCTCATCTTGTATACTGTGAAGAAGGGTCAGAGATATCTTCTCAATATTACAACGAGAAAAGTATTATGTTTGCAAAATCATACATCTGTCGTTTTCTACCTCATGTAGAGTGTCCCGAAGTTTATCAGATAGACATATCCGAGAATGAGGCCTACGACTATGTATTTGATTTGAGATTTTATAAGAAGTATCTCAATGGTGACTACGCACATCCTGATATCGTAAAACGAATTGATGAATCTAACTTAGATTTATCTGACTTTCCTTATCTGAGTAAATACAGTTCTCCTGTGGTTCACTGGGTCACTAATAATGTCAAACCAAGTCATGACTATGTTCGAAATCAATATCTTCGCATGTATGATAATTGTCAACTGTATAAGGAAGGTATCAATACGGTGAAGGATGTCAAAGACCTGACTAACATTGATGAGGTTGATAAACTTGATTGTTCTTATGACCTTGAGAATATGAAAAGGTATACACAGGTTCATGTAATACAATATGAAAAGTTGTTTATCAAAGGCATAGATACTAATACAATCTTTGATGAATATAAAGAAGAAATAAAAGAATATACAAAAAGAAACGATAATTTACTTAGTTCTTTTTTTGATAGGATAGAAATATGAAATCAATTAGTTATCTTTATATATTTTTTGTTGTTATGTTTATTGCGATTGCGTTATTCAGTTGTAATCCAGCCTACGCATTGGATAATTTTAGTCAACATAATGTGAAAGCTAAATTTGGTAATGCGTCCATTGCATATCGAGGTCATAAGAATCTTGATAAATGGATGACTCAAATTGATTACAAGCCAGGCAAGGTTGGATATGCCTATCGTTATCAGGAGAATAAGGGAAATGTTGAACATCGTCTTCGTTTGAACTCACCTTCTCTTATCACACTTGGAAATTTAAAATTTGTGCCTCGTCTCGAATATCGTTATTTCGAGAAGAAAGGAAAAGATGATTTTCTGAGTCTCTGGGTGAGATGGCAATATAAACAAAAAATCACTAACAATCTAAGTGGTTATATTTGGGTTGCTCCAAAACTATCATTTGACCAAGATGGTCGAGATAATGGAGACTTCTCAGGTTCTCAGAATCGTCTCGGTTGTGAGTATAAACTTACTGATAATGTATCGTTTGGTATCTTCGGTGAAAAGAATTTTGATGATGATTGGAATACAAAATCAGTTTTCCTTGGAACTGAATTAACCTTTAAGTTCTAATAGTATAAATATATAAATAGATTGAACAGGAGAAAATAATGTTGAAACCTCAAGATTTTGTGAAGAAAATTCGCAACGAAAACCAAGCATTGTTCGAAGCATCCAAGATGAATGTCAAGGCATACTTCGAAGGTGACCTTTCTAAAGAAGAAATGGTTGACCACTTCATTGGTCGTATGGTCAATGAACGTATGAACATGTCTGAAATCTCTGCACAGATTGCTAGTGCAGACGATGATGCAGACCCAAGAGAATTAGAATTGCTTTCAAAACAAGCAGCCGATGAAGCAAAGCACTATCGTATGGTCAAGGAAGTTATCGAACATATCACTGGTGAGGAAGTAGATGCGGCGCAAGCAATTCGGAAAGAACGTGAGATGGACACCGCAAAGGGTGCGTCTCTGTTAGAGAAGTATGACGCAGAGAATGACGAAGCAGTCCTTGCCGCATATCAATTGGTTGCGGAAGGTCGTGCAGAGGCAGTCTGGAATCAGATGGCAGACACTATCGAAGATAGTTTCATCTCTGGTCGTTATCGTGAGATTGCAAAGGATGAGGGTTTCCATAGTGGTATTGGTGGATACAAACTACGCAAAGTTGCAACCGATAAGAAAACACAGAGTCGTGTTCTTCGTATCGTAGAAGCCATGCGTAAAGACCTATTTGAAATCTCATGTGCGAATACAGTCGAAGCAAAAGGTTCACGAGAACTCGTAAACGCAGCCTACGGTTGGTAAATGAAAGTAGGACTCACTCAACGAGTTCTCACGCACAATGGACAAGTTTATGACTCTCTAGAGCATGGTTGGTATCGACTTTTACAGGGTCATGAACTTATTCCCATTCCAAATCGTGAAGACTTAGATTATGAATCCCTTGCGAAGTCTCTCGACCTTCTCATAATTACAGGTGGAGGTAACGAAGAGATTCGCATCACCACAGAAGTATCACTTGCAACCGAAATGTCTAAAATGAACAAGCCTATTTTAGGTGTTTGTCATGGTGCGTTTCTACTTACAGAGATACTTGGTGGTAGCACAAAGGAATGTGAGGGTCATCTTAATGTTGAACATCTCGTATATGGAGATGCACCAACTCATGTAAGAGTCAATAGTTTTCATAATATTTGTATTGACAAACAGCCCCCAAATAGTGTATACTTATATCTTGATGAAAGTGGTAACATTGAGTCTTGGATGAAGGACAATATATGTGCTATTGTTTGGCATCCTGAAAGAATGTCGATGCCATTTATACCTAACAAAATTAAAGAAGTGATAGGATTGTTATGAAACAGATTGAAAATGCAGAAACATATAGAGTTCGTGACATATGGAATTATGATATTCAAGTTGCGAAAGGTAAAGGCACTACTTATATTAATAATGACGAGTTTTTAGGAACAAGTTATTTGATGGGTAAAGGTTGTAGTATCAATGTAAATAATGGTTGGTCAATCAATAGTAATGACTTTGCTGGACAAACAGGTAAAGAATTTGTTGTTGAGACACATGATGATAATTCTATGTTTGCTCACATAAAATTTTATGGTTTATCCATGAACGATGAACGCATGTTTATACCACACGATAATGGAGAAGGCAATCTGTCATACATGGATGGTGGAACTAATTCTACCGCAGTAAATCCAGGCCGACTAGGATTACCTGTAATCAACTATGTTCATTTCCCTGCTGGTATGCAACAAACTCTACATACTCATCCAAGTCAACGCATAGGTCTCGTGCTTTCGGGTAGAGGTTTGATTGAACTTGACCATGACAGAAAGTTTGCTATCAAGGCAGGGGATTGTTGGGTTATGGAGAGAAATGTATTACACAACTTTATGTGTAATCGAGGTGAAGATGTAACATTATTTGTATTCAGTCCTGACTCTGGAACAGGGCCGACAGACGAGATAAATCCATTGAAGGTGAGAACCTATGTCGGACAACAAAGAGTCTAAGAAACTTATTATTATAACAGGGCCGCAGGGGTCAGGTAATCATCTGTTCAGTAAGATGTTTAGTTATCATCCTGACGTAAAAGGATGGGACTTTGGTAACAAGTATTGGATACCAAGTGATGAAGAACCTTTTGCTGATTGTTGGATTGACCCACTTAAAACAAAAGATATGTTGACTCATCCACTCATGGTTGCAAATGTGAGTGTCCCCTTTGTTTACGATGGAATGAGACAAGTTCCAAAGATACAGGGTGTTACGAATCAAGCAAAAGAAGCAGGATATGATGTAAAGGTTTGTATCGTAGTGAGAGACCGCAACATCAATAAACAACAACAACTTAGAGTTCGAAAAGACATTACTTTACCGATTGCACTAAACTATTACCATGATTTAGATGTAGATTTAAACTTTCTGTCAACCGAGTCAGTCTTTCTTTATGGGGGTGCATATCTGAAGTGGTTGTCAAAGACTCTGGATTTTCCTGTCGCATATAATGATGAACGAATATTCAAAGATATCGCAGAAGACCAGAATACAAAGTATATAAAATATCACATTGAGATGGAACATCAATGGCTAGACGAACAAGTATGGCAAGGTATAAGACCTAAAAAAGATAGAAAAAATATTTCTTGACAATACCAGTTATATAAGTTATAATCAAAGATATTATCTAAACGTAAGGAGATTTATTATGCGTAAATGGGTATTTGACTGTTGGAATACTGTGTTTGACCACAGGTTCAGTCCACTAAAGAACATTCCTGATGTTCATGTGAGACACATGATACTACAGGTTCTTGCATACATGTGGGTTATTGCTTTCAGTGTTGCGATTGGTAGTTGGTCAGGATTTATATGGTCTATGTTAGGTCACATTGCATTGCTTACTGCTATTACTGTTACTGTTGCAACATATAAAGTGGCTGAGAAAAAGCCTCAGATTTTTCTGGAGTGGGGATATACTCCTAATCAGAATCCTGGCCGTAGACTTGATGGGGAGCATGAATAATGTATCAATATAATTGGAAACATATCATAGTCGCAGTTGTAACCTTTATAGTTGGTTATATCATAGGTATAGGAAATGTAGGTTGACAGATTATATTCTTGTAACAGGTGCGCCAGGCAGTAGATGGTCAGGGTGGGTAGAGGAAAATCTCTACTCACTTGAAGGCATAGATGGTGTCAACACCACAGATAGGTCACCTGAGAGAGAATACTGGAATGGTCGAAAACTCATGCACAGAGGTGTATACTTTGACCCTGAAATGGAATTTAATAATAATCGTGATAGTTGGGATTTACCTTTCACTGGTAAAGGCACACGAGTTATAAAATCACACACCTTTGCATACTCACTAAATATACTGAAAGATTATGGATATCCAATATACATGGTCTTGAGAAATTCAATTGATTGTTTTGACTGGTGGCATGAGGCCGGTGGTTGGAATATAACATATCCTAACTATGCATGGTATGGTGACGATAGAAATATGATGAATCAGATTGCATCACAGAATGAAGCAATTTGGAGATTTTTGATAGAACATAAAGACAAGGTGGAACTTATAGATGGTTCATTACATGACAACTCGGATAGACTCGTCTATAGATATCAATCCTGATAAAGAACTTTTGCGTGAATATTTTGGTGAATACTGGCCTAAACAACGTATCTCTAACTGGATGGATTTGTATGAATGGACAGGAAAAAGATTAATCGATGAAGTCGAAGACCACGAACATGTTCTAGACGTAGGATGCGGTTCAAATCCATTCAAGGGGAAAATCAAAAATCTTTATGGTATTGATATCACGGATATCGGTGCGGATGAAGTTGTTGCTATTGAGGATTTCAAAACCGAAAAGAAATACGATGTCGCATTTGTTCTTGGTAGTATCAACTTCGGAGATTGGAATCTAATAAACAAACAAGTTATATCACTCGTCAATGCACTCAAACCAAAAGCGAGAATATACTGGAGATGTAATACTGGACAACCTCACGAGAATAGTGGGTTTGGAACGCAACTTCCATTCTGGAAATGGAATCTCAATCATCATATTATGTTGACTCAGACAAATCGATTTGAGGTCACTGAGTTCATGCCTGATAATTGGTCAACCGAACTACCGAATGGTGATAAAATAAGTCTGCAAAGACAATACTGTAAGTGGGAAGCAAAATGAGTAACAGAAAACCACTAAAAGAATTATTTGATTGGCATGATTGTGACAAGAGTCAAGCCCACAAGTATTACAAGATATATGAAAAGTATTTTGAAGAACTCAGAGACGAACCTATAAACTTATTAGAGATAGGTATCTTTCGAGGTGCATCAACAAAAGCATGGTTAGATTACTTTCCGAATGCAAAAGTTTATACCATAGATACTTTCGAAAGAGTTCCACCTAGAAAAATCGGAGTCTTGAAAAGTAGTAGAGTTCGATGGTTGAAAGGTGACTCAACTCACGCAGGAGTTGGCAAAAGGTTAATTGATAATTGGGGAATGATAAAGTTTGATTTTATTATTGATGATGGAGCCCACTGGCCTGAAGCACAGAAAAACACATTTAAAAACTTCTTTCCATTTCTCAAAGAAGGTGGGACTTACTTTTGTGAGGATGTTTTTCCGATGCATATCATGAACAAAGATGAACTAGATTATTACTGGTTTAAGAAACATCCTGAAAGATACGATATGTTGAAACACATGGATTTCATCAATACTATTGATATGAGAGATGGAAAGACATCATATCATGACCAAAGAAATGAGAGTAAATATAAACATGACTCATTTATTATTTCAATCCAAAAGTAAAGGAGAATAGGTATGCCTATATTTGATAAAAAGTCTGCATGGGCTATGGCAATCCTGATAGCATATGTTACTATTTTATTTCTTGTAGCACCATAGATGATAAAACTTGTTCTCTTTGACTTAGATGGTGTTTTGATTGATGCTAAGAAGATACACTATGTTGCTTTGAATGAAGCACTTGGTGATGAGTATGCAATCAGTGAGAAAGAACATATATCAATATATGATGGCCTCAAGACAACTCAGAAACTTGAAATGCTTACAAAGCATAAGGGACTACCTGTTGAGAAACATCAAGAGATAAGTGATAGAAAACAACAAATCACTCGAACCTTATTATCAAAACTAGAACCCATTGAAGAGATTCGTAGGTTGTTTGAAGAACTTGAAGAGAAGGGATATTCGATTGGTGTTTGTTCTAACTCGATTCGTAGGTCTGTTCTCACATCACTATCCAAGACAAAACTTATTCAACATTGTTCGGTTATTCTATCGAACGAGGACGTGAAGAATAGTAAACCTCATCCAGAGATGTATTGGAAAGCAATGTCAGTCATGGGTGTGTTACCCGAAGAGACAATGATTGTCGAGGACTCACCGCCAGGCCTTCTTGCGGCACAACGTTCAAGAGCGAACTATATAAGAGTAGACAATCCTTATGATGTCACACGAGATAAGATATTCAGTAATCTAAAGGGACGACCAATGAATAAGAAATGGAAGAATGATAAGTTGAATGTGTTGATTCCAATGGCAGGAGCAGGAAGTCGTTTTCAACAAGCAGGATACACATTTCCCAAACCACTGATTGATGTCAATGGTAAACCGATGATACAGGTTGTTGTTGAGAATCTTGGACTTGATGCTAACTATCACTTCGTGGTTCAGAAAGAACATCGAGAGAAATACAATCTTGATTCTATGTTGTCATTGATTACACCTAAGTGTAAAGTGATTGAGGTCGATGGTATTACAGAGGGTGCAGCCTGCACCGCATTACTTGCCAAAGAGTTTATTGATAATGATGACCCATTGTTCTTCGCAAACTCTGACCAGTTCGTTGAGTGGGATGTGATGGAGTTTATGTATGCAATGAATGAGAAAGATGCTGATGGTGGTATTGTGACATTTGACGCAACTCATCCCAAGTGGTCTTATGCAAAGACTGACGAGAGTGGAGTTGTTACAGAGGTCGCAGAGAAGAATCCTATCAGCACACATGCAACTGTTGGATACTACTATTGGAAACATGGTTCGGATTTTGTTCGTTTTGCGGAACAGATGATTGAGAAAGATGTTCGGGTCAACAATGAGTTCTATGTCTGTCCTGTTTACAATCAGGCCATTGAATCGAATCTTCGCATCTATACACACGATGCGTCAAAGATGTGGGGTCTAGGAACACCCGAAGACCTGAGATATTATTTGGAAAACTATGAAGCATTATGAGAATCGCAGTTGTTTTATCAGGAGCATTTGTAATTCGTCATCCTATGGGTGATATCAATTATGGTAATCTAAGACAAAGACAACTCTTCACTGGTGCTGACTTTTACTATTCGACATGGGATAGTTTTCAATCAGAGTTTGAAGAAAAGTTTCCAACCTACGAATGTTCTTACTTCGAAGAACCTGAACCGAAATATCATCCATATGAGATGAAACATATTGCGTCTCCATTTTATGAAGAGACCAGACAATTTATAGCAAGTCAGGCTGGACGCATGAGATGGGCTCGTCATCACACCAAACAACATCTTGCCTATGCTATGATACTTGACAAAATAGACCTTTCGTGTTATGATGTAATCGTTCGGGCTCGTTATGATAACTGGTTCACACGAGATGCGAACTTTACACCATATGTTGAGGATTGTTTTGAGAACAAGAGAGCAGTAGGATTTGCAGTCACAATCAAAGAGAACTTTGAAAAGATATATGAGAGTAATAAACCCAAACATAAGAACTGGATGCTCGACCAGTTGATTATACATCGAGCCGATATGATTGACACAAGTCATATTTACTCTTTGTATGAGAATGAGAAACTACATGCCGCAGAGATGGGATGGTGGCAGATATTGAGTGAACCTTGGGGAAACAATCACCGAAACATTCATGGAATGGTAAACCATGATAAGAATGTTCTCGATAGGTTTATGATTCGATGAAGATTGCGCTTTGTATTTCGGGTCTCTGTGATAATGACGAGAGTGAAAAGTTTGTAGAAAGACACAAGTCTATCTTTCCATATGATACGTTCACGGCTGCTTGGGACAGAGATGACCTCACGATGGATGTGGATTATCTGTTTGACGAACCTGTAATAAATTATCATCCAGTTACAGATGTTATTCAACTTGAAACTACTCATACCAAACTTCGTAGTCAGGGTGTAAAAAAAGAAAATCAAGGCGAGAAGTGGATGGAAATAACAAAACATTGGACTAAACAGATACTCATTCATGATTATCTACTCAAGAAGATACCGAGTGATTATGATATGATTATACGAACAAGGTTTGACACGATTGTATCAAAGGAGATTAATTTTGTAGAGTTTATTGAGGGTTCGTATTACGAGAATTATGCGATTGGTTTCAATACTAGATATGAGAAAGTCTGGTTGAGACACAATGAGTTATTAGAGTTTGTTCCACACTTCAACGTAGGTCATGTGAATGATGCTCTTATCTTGCATCCTAGAAATCTCTGGAACTCACAGTTAGTAGAGACACTACATAATAGTAAAGAACTTCAGGCGGCTGAAACAGGATGGTGGCAAATCCTGTCAGAACCCTATGGAGATAATCATCAAAATTTTCATGGTGGAGTTTATATAGATAAACACAAAGGTAATGTATTAGATGTTGACGAAAAGTTTCATAATTACTTTAATTAATAATCACGATGCTACAATTGCGGCTAGAAATTTAGTTAATTCAATCAAACAAAGTAAATCAGAACTTGACCCGATTGTATTTCCTGCTACGACACCCGACACTGTTGACGAGAGTCTGAAGATACTTGGTATGGAGAACATTCAGTATACATATCCAATCGAACCAGAGCAAGATGGACTTGACCTCAAATCAGGTTTGTTTCTTCAACACTATCCAACGGCCAATATCAAGAATCGTATCGCATGTATGGTATCTCACATGAGACTTTGGAAAGAGTGTATTGACCGAGATGAACCGATTGTCATATTAGAACACGATGCACTTTTTACAAGACAATTTAAGATTTCTGACTTGACAAAAGATTTCAAAGGTGGTATACTAGGACTTAATGACCCTCGTGGTGCAACTCGTAAATCTGCTGAGTTTCACTCAAAGGTCAGTTCGTATAAGGGATTACAATCTGTTCCTGACCTTGGTGACAACTATCCTCAAGGTCTTGCAGGAAACTCTGCATATTTGATTACACCTCATGCCGCAAAAAAACTGATGCGTAAGGTGAAAGAAATAGGAATGTGGCCCAATGATGCGATTATGAATAGACAGTTCTTCCCTTGGATGCAAGTTGTCTATCCATACTATACAACGATACAGAGGGGGTTGAAATCAACCACAACACAATGAAAGCATTTGTCATAACGATAGGTCACAATACTAAGTCTCTTGAGGTTGCAGAACGTTGCATTGCGTCAGGTAAAAAGCATGGTATTGATATAAAAATGTTTAGTGCGATTACACCAGAGAATGACCCTTTGATGTTGGCTGAGACAGAGAGCATATCACCGATGGGATTCGAGGAAAAGTATTCTCGCAATCTAAATTGTATATCTGCATTTCTTTCTCACTATAATATTTGGAAATGGTCTGCAATGAATAATGAACAGGTCGTGATATTTGAACACGATGCTGTTGTGTTTGATAAGATACCGACTCATGCAAACTATCTGCACGTCATGAACATTGGAAAACCTTCCTATGGAAAGTTCAAAATTCCGACACAACTAGGTGTCAATCCTTTGACAACCAAAGAGTATTTTCCAGGCGCACATGCATATATGGTAAAACCTTCAGGTGCAAATCTTCTGATGAATCAAGCACAGAAGTTTGGAAGACCGACAGATATTTTTCTAAACAAATCAACCTTTCCGTGGTTACAAGAATACTATCCATTTGTTGCTGAGGCCAGAGATAGTTTTACCACAATACAAAACGAAACTGGTTGTGTTGCAAAACACAACTATGGTGATGACTATGAGGTAATCGATGCGTGAGATTTTTATTACAGGGTGTGATAGTAACACAGAGTGGCAACTTTCTTGGTTTATTCGTAACTTTCAAAAACACAATCCCAATGCAGAGTTAGTATTCTGTGACTTTGGTGCGAATAACAAACCTGACCTTGAGACAATCAAGATTGAATCAGATGCAAAAGGATGGTTCAAAAAACCTCGTGCTTTACTTGATGCGTCTCGTTTACCAAATGTAGGTAAGGTATGTTGGATAGACACAGATTGTGAAGTAACTGCAAACATAGAAGAGATATTTGACCTATCAGAAAAGAATATGTTAGGAATGGTCGAGGATAGGCCGTGGTCTAGTCGTAGAAACGAATATGGTAAATGGTATAACTCTGGTGTTGTTTTGATTGAGGAAACACCACATATTCTAGGTGAGTGGGCAAGAGAGTGTGTCTCTAATCCTGTTCAGGGTGACCAAGAGGTATTGCATGGTATGATGGGTGGAGATGAGATAACAAAACTGATGTATATCAATCGTCTACCTCACACATACAACACTCTACGATTAGACTTTTTGGATGAGATTGCTGTGAAGAATCCTAAGATTATTCATCACACAGGTCGTAAGGGTAATGACGAAATAAGAAAGCAAATAAGTGAAGTATAAAATATTACAACATTGGACAGGTGAACTGAGAGAACTCGAAGAACTCAGCCGAGACACATTCCAAGAATATGCTGATTGGTGTGGTGCTGACTATGAGTTGGTGTTAGGTAATCAGGTGTCTGACCAACTTGCTCCTCAATCACAAAAGATGATTGCATTAGATGAAAGATATGATGACTATGATGTTGTGGTGATGGTTGACCTTGATATGTTCATTCGTAAGGACATGAATACCAACATCTTCACACAGGAAACAGGTATTGGACGACACTTTGGTATTCAGAAGAAACTGGTAAGAAAACTCAAGGCGCAACATCCACTTCTCGGTGACACCAACTATCCATATTGGGGTGGGTCGTGTTATCGATTAGAGAGATGCGTCAGAAGAAAACTGAGACGACACTTCAATCTTATTGAGGCCATTCAGTTCAATAAAACTTTTCACGATGAGGGTATCATGCATCGTCTTGCAGTTCTCGCAGGAATGCCTATTGAAACGAATACATACTTTGAGGATGACCGATGGAACAAGGGTAGTAGTGAAGATGGTTTGGAGAAAGCAAACTTTATTCACATTCGACCTCGTATCAGAATCGATTCCAATGAGGAACGACCAAAAATTGAAACATATAGAATATTGAAAGAGAAAGAGATTATTTCATGAAAAATGTAATTTATCAATATTGGGATGGAAATGTAAAAGAATCTTGTCTTGCAGGTTCAAGAAATATGAAGTCATATGCAAAAAGGATTGGAACAGACTATATCTTCGAAGATAATCCACAATTCTTGAAGTCTCGTTTTGGTCTTGACTTTGGAAGTTATAGTCCTCACTATGGTGCATTCAAACCAATCTATGACGAATCTTTTTGGGAATATGATAATGTCTTATTCACTGATACAGATGTATTCACGACTGATGGTTTGACTGAAAACATCTTTGATAGTTTTGATGCAGACATTGGTATCTGCACAGAACCATCTCAACCTAAACGAAGACAAATCACATTGGGTAAAATCACAACAGAGGCCGATGAGAAATGGGCATCTGTTGTAGAAAAAGAATATGGTATTCAAGTTCCTCGAACCGATGAGGGACTGATGAAGGTATATAATACTGGTATGGTCTTGTATTCAAAAGAAGGATTACAAAAAGCAAGAGAACGATTTGTGCCGTTTCAGGATTATGTCAATCTGATAAGACCTCATGGACTTCCGAGTTTCTACAATTGCGACCAACCATATTTACATGCGATGATGTTGGCATGTGATATGAACTGGATTGAGATGGACAATAATTGGAATAGTTATGTTTTCACAACAAGAGACAAAAAACATGATGGTAGATATAATGTAGATGAGAGAACACCTGATACAAAATTTGTCCATGTTCAACTGAGAGGCGCAGATGATTGGGGTGAAAGAGAACACTGGAATGTCGTAAATCTACCAAGAGGTCAATGGGGAGTAGAATGAGGTCTAAGATTATAGGTATTGGATTGTCTCGAACAGGAACACAATCTCTTACTGATGTTTTAGTTGATGCAGGATTGAATATCATACACTATCCAAACGAGCAAGAAATATACTCAATGGGTAATGATGGTTTTACTGATGTTCAGGGTGCAGCCCGTTATCGAGAGTTGGACATGAGATTTCCCAACTCAAAGTTCATCTATACCATACGAGATAAAAAGACTTGGTTAGAATCATGTCAGGTTTATTTTACAAAGAAGAGTTCTCAGTATTTGTCTGATAGAGCAAGCACATATCGAAAAGCATTGTATGGAACTGTGGTGTGGGACAAAGAATACTTCGACCATGCATATGATGAACACGATAAAGGTATAAAAGAATATTTTGCAAAGAGACCCAAAGACCTACTCACACTTGATTTGTTCAATGGTGACAAACCAGATAAACTTTTTGAGTTTCTAGATTTACCGAATCCACCTGATGAGTTCCCACATGCTAATAAACTTGCAGATAAGGATTGGGCAAGAGAATGATACATTTTGCAATTCGTTCTAAGAGTATGAGAAGTGGAGACCGACCATTTACAACGCCCGGCCTTGGTGATAGAGTTCATAGTGCGTTACTTGCGTATCTCTATGGAAAGAAAAACAACGATAAGGTAACAATACACATTACCAGAGATAAGTTTGATAAACCTCATAAGAAACAATCTTGGCCTGAGATACTTAATTTGTTTGGAGACACACTATCCTTAGAGGTTCATGATTGCGAAAACCTTTATGAACACAAGTGGATTGCATATCTCAACGAGAAGGGATATGATGCGATTACATACTATTACAAAGATACGATGGACATGCATCCCAATGACCCACCGATACCTCAACGTTGTGAAATGGTTGACATTAGTGAGTATCTGAACGATTACGAACGATTGAGTTATTATGGAGATGCAAAACTTCTTCTACCCGAAAAGTTTGTCACTGCTCAATTTGAGGGTGGAAACGATAGAGTTCTCAATCAGGATAAGGTTGTTCAAATACTCAACGAATATAGAATGCAAGGTCTTGAGGTTATTCATATCGGAAAAAATGCAGAGCATCCAGACCTCAAAGAGATACCATACATTGCGTATGCGATGTCAAAGGCAAAGTATCATGTAGGTATTGACTCTGGAATGTTACATATTGCTGCACTATATAAACAGAACGAGGATATTCATTTATATCATAATGGAAGATTTAGAAGTCATCATTTTGTGAGAGGTGTGAGAAACGGAATGAAAGTGAATATGTATGTCTAGAGTAAATGTTTTAGGAAATGGGCCGAGTAGTGGCACAGTGTTCAAACGAGGGACGCCAGGCAAACTTCTGATTTGTAATATGCCACCTTTTGAAATTCCTAGAAGAGAGGTTCATGCGACTTGTATGGTGGACTTCAAGATGATGAAGGCACTTCAAGAAGGTCATATTCAACTTGATATGTATGATTGGGTTCTAGGTAATCGTCCAAAAATTTGGATGGAACAAAGCGGAACATTCTATATGAAATACTCACATCTCATCAAGGGGTTTCATTTAGATATTCCACAGTATGCTGTCAACCTTGCAGGTGGTAATGGTGGTCAGGCTGCAACAGACTGGAGTTGTGGTCACATGGCAGTTCACTATGCATGTCGAAGAATGAAAGCAGAAGAAGTTCACATCTATGGATTTGATTCTATATTTGATTTAGACTTAACAAGTTTCACTGACCTGATTTTAGAATCAGACAGAGGGACACTCAATACTCATCGTTTGGCAAACAACTGGAGACCTCTGTGGCCCGAGTTGTTCAAAGAGTTTCCAACCACAACTTTTCATTTGTATCACATTCATGATAATATAAAGATACCAACAACTGATAATGTAAAAATACATGTGATTCGAAAAAAGTAATTGACTTATAGGTTGATTGATGATATAATAGATGTATTATTAACAGGAGCATATTATGGATGTAGATTTCAATTACCAAGTTCTTCGCATGAACGAAGGATTCACTTTTAGTCAACTCTCTGAGACTGATATTAAATACTATAAAAAGACCATGTGTGAAGAAGGTCAGAAGTTAGCCATCGTTGAGAACATGGAGTTTGTCTATGTCGAAGAATGACAGACCTCGTTCGGTTCTTGCACCTAACGACATACCATATATTAGAAAGGCTGTAGAGATATATCTTTATAATTACAAGGATAGTCTAAGTGAAGAGGATGTAAGAAATCTATCTAATCTAAAACATCGACTTGGAAGGATTGAAAACGATGGCAAAGCGTGAAGGATACTATGACTCTGTATTGAGAACATATAAAGAAGATAGACAGAAGTATGAAGAAAGAAAAAAAGAAATCGATGACAAAAACTTTCAGATTCGAAATCTAAAAAGTCGAGTCACGGCACTTGAAGATGCTGTAGCGAAACTTGAGGAAAAATCAGAAATGTGGATTGACTCTGACGAGGATATCTCTATGTTTGGTGAAGTGTAATGGATATTGGTTGGCACGTTATTGGTTGGTTTTTTGCCTTTGGATTTGTTGCACTCATAATATTAATGAATAGATAACTTAACTTCTTTTCTTCTTCTCACGTTCCTGTTTAATCCACTTCTTTGCAAGTGCATTGTCAGGTTCTCTATCAATAAACTTTTTAGCATCACGATATGCACGAACAGTTTCTTTTTCGGTATTTTTTATATCCGTGTTGTCAACTATAGTAAACTTCTTCTTACCAAATATCTGTTGTAGAGTTCCAATATTCTTTTGAACAGTTGTCCAGTATTTTGTAACCTCTTTGTCACCCAGAGTTCTATCTCTACCTTTATCTCTATCAATCGCAACTTCGAGAGTGGTATTCACAAGAATCATCATGGTATCATATCCGAGGTCTTGTAATGCTTTTGCTTGTTTCTTAATCTTGTTGGGGTCTTTACCAGTTCCATCGATAACCAAACCTAAACGACCTGAGATATACATCTCTTGTTTCTTTGCTGTTAATCTTTTGGAGCGGTCACGAATTGTTTGACCTTCGTCAGAGAAGATTTCATCCGATGTCATCTTCTTGCCAGCCTTTTTCATTGCGGTTTCAAATGCATCGTCAGAGTTTACGACTTTCATACCCAACGCAGGAAGACCAGTCTTACCTACAATGAATGACTTTCCAGAGCCAGGCCCGCCTGCAAGGAATATCGCCTTGAAGATTGCAGGGTCGTCCACACCCTCTTGAATGAAATTTCTAAACTTTAACATTAATATACTCTCATTAGATTATTGTGTAGTTTATCAAATCTTTGATACACATTAGACTTTCGAGCCATGTCTTCGGTTTCGACCACAGTTTTTAAATTAGATAACAACTTATATTTATCATTTATCTCATCTCCAACAATTCTTTCGTTGTCATCAAGATAAAAATCTATCAGATGAAAATCTCCATTAGTAAATTGAACAAAGTCATTCTTTAGGTCATTGATATTGAAAACACCATTTGAATAGTTATGTATACCTGTAAGTTGAATTAAGTCGTAGTTAGGATTATCGATTGTAAAAGTTACATCCTCATCCCCTAATCTATACTGACGACTCATCTCAATCGTGGGTATATTATAGTGGTCTATAATTCTTTGAGCAACAACATCTCTATAATTTGTTGGAACACAGACTGTAAAGTTAACATGATAGTTTATAACTTTTGCAAGAACGGCTGGCAGGATTCCGACAAGAGTTGCATCTCCATGATAGAAGTTTTGTCCATCAACATTGTAGGTTCTGTAAAAAGACTCTGAGGTGAACTCTGGAATTACAAGAACATTTGTTCTCTGTAAAAACGCAGGAATAGATATGAGAGAGGCGGCCGCTATGAGACCATTTAGAAAAAAAGTGGACTTATCAGGGTGAGAGAAGTTATCATCTATGATATTTGTATCGTCAAATAGATAATATAAATCCTCTGATAAATCTACAAAAAAATCATTTGGTATCAATTGAGATTTGAACTCATTTTGACTCAGAATGACTGTTGGAACTTTTCTATTTCGAGACATTAGTAAACCTTATAAATCTCGTTTGAACGAACTTGTTCAATTGTTTTTCTAAAATTATGATATGGTTTTGTTCTATCAGCCGAGAGAGTCCAATTTAAATCCAACATAATCGAGGACATTCTATTGAAACTGGATTTTGATGATTTACTACGACCTGTGATTATACGACTGTTTCCTCGATACACGTCAATCAAATCAAATGTATCTGTGCAATATTTAGAAAACTTTTCTTTTACTGCATTGATAGAGTGTTTACCCTTTGCTTCAGAGCCAAGAATAACCACAGCATCAAACTTAATGTCTGTGTTCAGTTTGAATGGTTGGTCAAGTCGAAATACACTCTCTGAACGAATACCTTGAATACCATATGCATCATATAGTTTTTGATATACACTATTAGAATTTTTAACCTGAGTGACATATATGTTACCATCTGATTCATTTAACTTATGAATGATTGGAAACATATGGTCACCAGAACTTATTGTTGGACTTTCATCTGTGATAAGTCTAGGGTATAATGAGTCCTCAAATGATGTCACAACAAGAATATTCTGATATCCATTGACTGATACTACTCCATCAATAATCGAACCATCACTCATGAGAGATGCAATACCATTGAAACCATAATCTCTTTTGGTAATCTCTTTGAGATTTTCTCTCATTTTAATAAAAATATCTATCTTAGAAGCAACTGAATAGAAAGACCCAAAGGTAGTTTTAGTGTTTGAGTCATACCCTCGTGGCTGTTGTTTGACTAGAAACATTTAATTATCCTAAGTAAATTGATTGAATGTGGTCTTCGAACTTTTCAATCTTTTCTGTTCGATTAGGCCACTTTATATATTCTTTTTCTGGATTTGCTTTCAGATTATTCAATAGTGGTTGAATCGCATTATATAGTTTATCGAGTTTATCTTGAGTTTCTTCAACTGTGGAAGATGCACTTGTTGCACTCGCAACCGCCGTTTGAACAGCATCAAGTTCGTTCTCATCAACTAAAGTAAACCCAAAATCAAATAAATCGTCTGCCATATTAATCTCCATTTTATTCTATTTATATGAAAAAAAACCCTTGACAAACTGTGTTAGATTTGGTAATGTAAAGTATAGTCAAGAGAAAGGAACTTACTATGGACGAATTTGATTTTGATTACGGAGAGTGTGATTTCTGTGGTGAAGAGAATGACATCAGTGGTCACTGTATCGATAGTTTTTGTGAGTATTATGCAGGAACTCCTGAACATGATGCTTTGATTGAAGAATTTGGAGAGGATGCGGTCACTGGCCGGTAATGATATAATGTTTAAGATTTCTGATTACTATAAAATGGATATGTCTTGGGATGATGCGGTTGCGCTCATTACGGGTTGTGGTTGTGGCGACCTTCTTAAAGGTCTGGAAAACATGAACATAATTTGGGAAGATGTCTTGGATGATTATATGACTGAAGACGATTTCTATGACCAATACATTTATGAAGTAAACGCTTTCAATATTGTGTATGAAGGTATGAGTAAGTTATTTATTAAGGAAGCCGCTTAATGTGTGGTTGGATTGATGATGCAGTAATGGAGAGTAAAATGCATAACGAAACTATGGCAGAATTTTTGGGTAAGACTAAAGGTGGCCTGTATGAGGTCAAGGTTTATCCATCTGGACAAGAACCTTATATCGAAGGGTTCATACAATTGCGTGACGCAGAGATGTTTCTCTATCAATTTCGGGAGTTGAAAATATGAGTAGAGAATCTAAATTTAATGACTTTTGTCTTGAAATGTATTATAGAAACTGTCAAGAGCGTGAGGCATTTAAAGATGCGTCTATTTCGTTTCAAGATTATTTTCGAGTAAATCAGCAGTTTTTGCTTGACAAATTCGAAGAATTATGTAATAATTAGTATAGTTGATAAGGAGATTTGTTATGACTTTTATGTATGTTTCTGATTTAGAAGTTCGTTATGCTGATGGTTCTATTGGAGCCAAACGTTTCGAAGGTTTGACTATGGATGCCGCCCAAAAACAGGCAGAAGACAAACTTGCTGAAGTTATTGATACTTCTAAATTAGTAAAAGAAATGGATGGTGACACAACTTTTGTAGTTGTTGGTCACAAGATTAAAACTTTTAAAGAAGAGTATGCATAATGTCAAAGACATTACTTACATTCGCAACACAAGAACGCATTGACGTTCTCAAAGAGAAGTTTGATGTTCTCACCGATGGTATGTCCAACTGGAAAGACCCGATTGATACAGTCATTCTTGTAAACGAACTGAATGATATGCGTGATGCATGTGCGTGGTTCACTGGTTCTGAACTTTATATCGTGTCACAACTTGAGAACAAACCAATGTTTCGTGTCAAGGCTGAGGGTTACTACAATGCAGTTGGAGCGTGATAATAATTACAAAACCGTCTTTAAGTTTCGAAACGGATATAGTGCGTCTGTAGTTTGTAATCTCACAACTTATGGATTCGATAGGGGACTTTTCGAAGTTGCTGTGCTTGACAAAGATGGTAAACTGTGTTATGATACACCTATCACTGATGATGTTGTGGGATATCTTACTTTTCAAGGTGTCGCTGACATTCTCACACAAATTGAGAGTTTATAATGAATATCTTCCATTTAGACAATGACCCTCGCAAGGCTGCAGAAATGATGTG